CTACACGTTAATATTAATATTGCCAGTTATGGCATCGAGACACGCCTTAACCAGATAAGCATTGTCGTGATTTTTTATAATCCACTGTAAGTAACCGCGATCAGTGACCGCTATATCCTTGATGGTTTTACCCTGGTGCTTACCAAACGTAAACGAGGTAGGAATCCGCGCTTCCTCGCTGGCAAGATATAACTGTTCCATGCTGGTGATATTACCCAGCTCGCATAGATGCTCTAGCAGCCACAGCGTGAACGTTACATCGTAACCAGCATCATGAGCATTGCGGCAATACTGACGTGCTAGATCAGGATTAATCGCGTAGGTGAGTGCGCCTAGTGAATGACTGTCCAATTCTGGCAGTAATCGACGTGCCAGCGCTTGCGTGCAAATACGTTTGTACTGACTAACATCGACGCCAGCGTTGGCCGCGACTTGAATGTCGAAGTCAATGTTATGGCCAATTATGTATGCTTCACCGACTGGCAGATATTGCGGTACCACTATCTTATGGTTTCGGTAATCCTTTACGTCGTCTGGCGTAATGTGACTAACTGCCATCGCGCCGTAGCTGATTGGGCGGTCAGGGCAACAGTCGATAGTGTGGCTAGGTACTCCTTCACCAATATCGCTATACATCATTTCAGCGACGATATAACCATCTTCATGAAAGCGTATATTGCGATACCCAAGCTGCGTTGCCTCAGCTTCCTTGCTAACATCCGTTGCTTCAAAATCTATAATCATTGCTGGCGTGTTCATGCTTTCGATTCCTTAACAAATTCTTCAAATAGGTAGTTATAGTCAAAAGGCTGCACCAAACCCATGACCGGCGCTTTCTTCTGCTGTTCAGCTTTAATCGCTTCGATATCAATCTCTTTAGGGAATTTAGACATATCCTTTTGCGCTCGCACTACAACATACGACTTACTCATAATGACAGCACCACTACCATTTCTAGCTGCATCAAACGCCATGTTTGCTGCATCCGGTATCGTGCGTCTATCGCCGTAACCCTGATAATCAATTGTGGCACAGTACATTTCACCGTCAGCCATACATACATGACCAGTCACAACAAACTTACGCGGCGATTCTAATATCTCTTTGCGCACCTTTGGGCTAATCCATTCATCAAAATATTCGGTACGGTTGCGCACTTCGTCAGCGGTAAAGCTGTTATCCAGCGGTATTTTTAAATAACCTTCGTACATCTCCGGCTTGCCAGCTTTAACCTGGTTTGCCTTTTTTACTGCCGCCTTTTTACGCTTATCACGGTTTTTAATCTTTGCCATGCTTTTTACTCCGTAGTAGTTGAAAATAGGGTGTTTAGGCTGGCAGTTGTCCTTTCAAACTAACCCCAGCGTCATAGCCTTGGTGAGCCATCACCTCACCAACTAGCTGATACCAGTGGCCTAAACGATTGATGGTTTACTTGCTTGACCAACGTTAATCGGTAGAGCACTTGAATAGCTATAACCACCTTGGTCATTTGTGCCTAGCCGATTAATCATGCCAACATCAGACAAGATTTCGACATGACGTTGAACCCTACGCTTGCCAAAGCCGGTGCATTGCTCTAGCGCTTCAACACTTAGAGGGGTGTCGCTACCTAAAATGGCTTTTAACGTCTTGAATATTGACCGGTTAGGTTTGGTGGTTTCTAACCCCATCTTACTGTTCCTCTAATTGTTGGCTGTCTGCCATTGACTGAACACCATCATCAAGAATGGCATCTACATAATCATCTAAACTACTTTCATCTTGTGGCTGCTCTTGCTCGTAGCTTGATCGCTCGTCTTGGATAATCTGAGCATCTATCGTCGCTTTGAGTTTGTTTTGATACTTATCAAAATGAGCCGCTGGTATCATTGTCACGTCTGGAATCGCCTTTTTGATATTAGCGATAGAGTCCGGATTGGTGATACATGCAATCATCTTTTTTAAGATATTGACTTGCTCGTCATCCACGTACTCAATGGCTGGCTCGCTGGCTTGCATCTGACTGACCTGCGATATCGCAGATGGTTGATTGTTTTGCTGTTTCGGGGTAACGTCGCGTGCTTCGGTAAAGTCCTCGACTTCATCCTTGGTGTAGATACCCATCGTGACTTCAGGCGCATAAACACGGCCAAAGAAAGCAGCGGCACGATACATTGCCATTTGCTGCGGCATCGTCTGCCACTTACTGCCTTTCTTGAAGTACCATCCTTCTTGTATTGCCATTTCAAGCGTAATAGGAGAGGACTTGACCACCTTGCCGGACGCTTTATCGGTAGCCCAAGCCACACAAGAAAAGTCATTCATGTTGACAGACTTATTAAGCGTTTCTTTATTGCCGTTATTCCAAGCTGTTTCGGTATAGGCGATATCTTTATTGCCTAAGTCGGTAAACTCGAATTGCAAGGTAGTAAAGCGCCCACACGAATTAATACCTGCAATAATAAATTGCGATGACCAAGCTGGCCGTCCTTCAATCAGATATAAGTTCTGCATAATCATTAAAGGATCAGCACCTAAACGACTGGACATATTGAGAGCCAATAGGCAGTTTGCGACCGCATTAGGGTTCTCGGTATAATTTGTGTTTTTGCCTTTACCGTAGCCAGTGGTCTTAGCTACCCAACTTTGGTAAATCTCAGGAACAATATTTGAGCTGGCGAGTAATTTAGCGGCTTCCATAACTTCTGAAAAATTTTGAAAGTTAAACAAACTACTGCCTGTCGCATTCATTTGCGCGGTTACTTGTACGTCGCTATTCATTAGTTACTCTCCTCACTAAGACCAAACACGCTATCAAACTGCGCTAATAGTTGGCCCATCATTTGTTTTTCAGTCTCATTGCTGGCTGGTTCGCTGATATTGTTAGCAAACCAGTGCTGTTCTTCCTGATCCATCCATTCCCAGCCAGCGGCGTCTTGCTGATACTCACTCATGATCGCCTCCTAACCCCAAGATGAAATTCACTTGTTTTTGAGCTGATTTAACCGCTTCCTTAGCTCCTTTCACGCCAGCAATCAAGCGGTCCATATCTAAGTTATCAACCGTGTTTTGCAGTTCCGAAACATCCCATTCGAGACTATTAATCTCTCTTTGAAGTTCCTCGCATCCACCACACGGCACATCATCAATTTGTACTGAACCATGATTGATTGGCAGCGCATCCAACGTGACAGCCAACTCATAAGCTAAGCTATCAGGGTCGCAATCAAGACCTTCATCGATAAGCTCGGCGTCGGTCATCGTTTTATAGCTGATTCTGCTACTCATGACTTTCTCCCATACGCTTTAGCTATCACATCGTTTGCATGGCGTGCCGTCTTAGCTTGCTGGCTTGCCTCGTATTCTTCCCAGCTCATATCATCTTCGCTGTCCGGGTTGGTATTTTCTTCCAGATAAAGCTTGTGCTCTAAATGAGTACGGTCTTCTGCTTCGATACCAGTTGCTAAGGCACTCGCACCAGTAGCGATGACTGCGCTGGCGAGTAGGGCGGATATTGCGAGCTTTGCAGTCAGCTCGACGTTGACTAACTTTAGTAATTGTTCCATAATGGGTCTCCGTAGTAAGTAAGCCCTGATCAGATGCAACTGATTGGGGCTTTTTTTATGCCTGAATGTCTAAAGCTTTGATTAACTCATCTGCCAAACGCACTGCTTTAACAGCGACCTGATAAGTAGTGAGACGGTTATCAGTTGCCGCGACTTGCATAGCAGCTATTGCTATTTGATCGCGTCGGCTTAACGGTTCTGACTGATTGCTCATTAAGTTATTCCTTATGTGATTGAAGGTAATAGGCAAAGCGATTGCTCGCAGGGCGATTGCCGTCTCATTGAAATTAATTATAGGTATGCCGATATTAGATGTCAAGCTTAATATCGGTAAATAAAGGTAAGATAATAAAAAGATATTTGCATACCTTTATTTGGGCACAAGAAAACCGCCAATGAAGGCGGTTTGGTGGGAAAGTAATATGAAATTAATTGTTAATTTACGAAAAAACCCGCACAAAGCGGGTTAGGTAATCTTAATCTAGCTGGCTTTCAATACTCATAAACATTAGTTAGATAGTTATTGATAAAAAAGATACCTAATGCTATGGTTTGAATTTACTCTATTAAACTATTTAGGTGGTAGCCTATGAAGCTTTGGTCAGCACTTCTTATCTCTATGTTTATGATGGCGCCAATGATGGAGGCGAATGCTCGCAACTATCCTTGCTCTAAAAGCATGGGCGGTGTATCGCACTGCAAAGATGGTAAGTTCGTTTGTAAGAATGGCAAGATTAGTCAGTCTAAGAAGACTTGTACCGGTTGAGGAGAGCTTCAGCATTATGCTAGAAAAACTATGCTGGTTCATATTGTATGGCTTTCGCGGCCTTATTCTCGCAATGCCTTTATTTTTATTATCGATAGTGTTAACTTTCATTAATAGTAGGTTGCACCTAATTACAGATGCAGGTTTATTGGCATCTCTGCTTATTTATATATCGAAAGGTCTCACTATACTTGCATTAGTCTCACTAGCTGCTTCAGCTATCATATGGCTAGTGACTTGGGCAGGTGACTATCGGTCTGGTTATCTACCTAATTGGATTAGAAGAGATTTGTACTAAGTGATTGATATTTTAAGTTAGGCAATATAAAACCCACTGTTATAGTGGGTTTTTTGTTTGAAATATCGTTTAACATATAGGTTTATGGTTGTTTTGATGTCTGCAGTGGAGATAAGGCGCCAGCCTACATAATAATGATCATAGTCGCAGTAGTTAAAACAATTATGACAGCAGCCGCTATTAAGAAAGGGGATTTCAATTGAGGCATACATAATTCCTAGGGGTTAGTCTACTGATTCTATACCTGTTTACTGAAAACCTTATGTGAATTTATGGACTAAGCAGTGAGCTATTATGTGTGGCGGATTAGGTGAAAGTGTAGGTGATAAAAAAACCCGCTCAAGGCGGGTTAGGGGGTGTGGTAAATAATCACATATATAGCTTGCAAGTAGATAAATATTTAGTATATATATCCATATATTGTTTCATAAATTTTTTATATGGAAGGTTATGGCTTGTTAGGCTTGATGAGCTATTTAATTCCAAACAGCCACCATAGTAAGGCCCTGTTTCAAAGCAGGCTTTAATATATGTAATTTTATAACTTCTACCCAATGTGATTTGATTTTCAATAACTTTTCTTATGTCTTGATCGCTGGTTAGCGTTAACTGACCTAGTGCTTTATCTTGAATATTTAAGTCAGTAATGGCCATCTTCGTTATTTTAGTCTTACCTAAACTAGCCTCTACAATAGGAATAAAGTCTATCAAGTCTATTTTGATCTTCTCAATACTAAAGCCTATACCAATAATTGAGCTAATCATATCAACAAGAGGCTTGATTGTCCGTGGCTTAGAGTATATTTCAAGAATCTGAATCTCTCCTAGACTAAGTTTAAAATCTATTATTGAATAATCTGTACCCTTGATAGTATCGATGCCTCCTGATGGAGTTGTAACCTCTTTTATAAAGGGTTTACTTCTTATATACTTACCAGAGATTATGCTACTCGTTATTCTTTCCATAGAAAACCCTTCACCTCTTTCCTCAGAGAAGGGAAGTGCGAGTAGTGATTTTCCTAATAGCTCTATCTTTTTTTGTGGAACAGTGATTTTAAACCATCTAATCGTCTTCATCATGAGACTCTTCTAATTGCCCTTTATTTGGGTCTTGTTTTGCTAGTTTAAAGGCTTCTTTTGCAGAGCTTTCAATGTTAGGCAGAATAACTTTATTATCCATAGTTGAAGGAGATTTGCCCGTAACTGTAAAATTTCCATCTTGCTTTCTAGTATACACTTTTTGGATTGCATACATGAAGTCAGAGCAATTATCTGTATCTCTGAATTCAGCGTAAAAGTCTAGTTTTTCTCCTGACGTTAAGTTTGATTCCATAGTCCATTCAATTCGAGTAATATAGAATCCTTTATCAAGCAAGCTCATCAACTCTGGCGATTGATGTACTGAGCCACCATTCAGCATGACTCGCTTTATATATCCTAATGTTCTATCGTCCTCATCCTCTTTCCCCTCCTCGCTCCCATACTCATAAGACTCAGCGCTATCAATCTTATCAACAGCAACAGACTTCATGTCAGTTGTCTTATAGCCTTGGACATTTTTAGTAAGGTTAAAAAAGAATTCTGTTCGAATAGTAGAGTCAGTTATTGCAGAGAAGTCTATAACAAATTCTTTGTAGCTTTCAGGATTTTTTTCTCTTAATTTATTTCTAATAATAGAACTAATTTTTTTAGCATATTCATCATTGTTCGATCGAATAAGAGTTTTACCTTCCGAAGTCTTTATTATCTCTATTTCAGCTGTTTTAGGAATGTTTTGAGATAAAGTGTTCTTAGTAAAGTCGGGTTCAGTGTACGAATCCTCTATGATAGTAGAATTTTCATAACTTGTAACAGTAAAGTTCATATCTAAATCTTTATCACGTTTAATGCTTTTAAGTATGTCTTTCAAGTCATTATTGTCGTACTCAGAATCTATTTCTACGTTATTATATTTTTTCTGCGTATTACCACCCCCTTTTTCTTCTACAATGAACTTTTGATCAAAATAGCTTGTGAACCAGGGCGCTATATATTCAGCTATATCCTCTTTAGTATCCTCTGTAGATAAGAGCAAACCTCTATTTTTTAGGTGATTTTGCAATTTATTTTTACTAGGAGTTTTCTGCTTTAGCGCATCTGAAATATCTTTATCATGCTTATAAAACATAGAACCTTTAAGTTTGCTCATTGCTTATTCTCTCGTTAAGTGGGTCAAAATAATTTTGTTTTGTATTCATTACACGTGTAGCAATAGATTGAAAACGCTCATCATTAGCACTTAACCCCCAAGATTTAGCATAACTAGCTTTTGCTGAATTGAAATTAATCATAGCTGTACTATCATTTTTTGGATTATATAGTACAACTTCTATATTGTTTTCTGAATTTAAAATTTGATAAGTTAGAAGCGTGTCTATTAAATAGATAAATTCTTCTGTGGTATCTCCATCTTCTCTATAATAGATAATATAGTCTTTATCCTTATTGCCGTTAAACCTAATAATCATGAATGGCGATAAAATTAACTCTATAGTAGCTGAGTAAAAGTCTAAAGAGTGCTTTTTATTGTCCACCATATTAGGATAGTAGAAATTATAGCTAGTCTCGTCAACCTTTCTTCTATCTTGAACGGCTTTTCTGAGATCACCCACCATATTGATTAAATAGTTGATTGTCTCTGGCCCAAAAACACCTATTCTTTGATCTCGCTTTATCCCCAAACTATCCAAACTTATTTTGTCTAATAGGCTCATGAAGTCTTTTTGATAACTACCATCATAATTAAAAATAAATAATAGCCCTGATACGTCCCAGTTTTCACAGTTTACAAATTTTTCCTGCCAATTTCCATTAGTTAGGGCACAGTCTGTTGCCATAGCAAGGCTTTTCAATGCAGACCTTATGCTATTAGTAGTGATACTAGACTGTTTATAACTTTTTAGATCCGTATTTACATAAATAGTCTGGCCAGAATATGGATCTTCATAATAGAAAACAACATCTGATGGATGTGTTGTCTTATCGTGTTCTGGTGAATTGCAATCCCAGTCAACATCTCTAGCAGAGCATGTCTCCCATTTGAGCCATCTAAATATTTCATTAGAGACAATTTCAGCTAAAGCAGCAGTATTCCCAGTTTCTGACATAATATTATCCTTTTCTATTTTAGGTTAGAATATCCAGTTTTGTGACTTTCTTGCTAATAATATTTTTTCATGATGGTATTTTTGTATAATTCTAAATTTTCCCATGCATTTCACCACACACCTTCAAACCAACCTCTCTAGCCTCACTCAAATCAGCACCTTTCTTAATACTATAAGGCACATTAGGTTTCATACCATCGCGCTTCAGAGCCTTAGCAGCGGCCTTATTGAGCGGCGTACCGATAGATGAGTCTTTACTGTAGCCTGCAGGTTCAAAATACACCTCAATACCAAAATCAGGATAATAGACACACAATATCTCGCCTGACGTGGTGAAAGGGTAAGGCATCTTGTGATCAATACCCCAAAACACCTCATGCACCACAGTATTACCAGAAACGAACTTACTAGCGTAACTTCTATCTTGGGAAGGAGTGCAGGCAGTTACGGAGAACAGTACAACGGCGCCAATTAACCACCTGGACATATTGATTCACATGGTACACCGTCCTTGTCACGGTCCAGTTTAGTATTGCCACACTTAAGCGCCTGTTTTGCTTGCTCACAGCTCACCATCTGCCCACAGGTGCGCGGAAGTCCTTTGCACTGCGAACCGCCGGCACCTTTAACGAATAGTGGGTGATCAACCTCGACAGATTCCTTCAGGACAGAATTGCTTTGAAATGGATTGTCTACTGTCTTAACTCCAGCATTGGAGGATAGGGCGAACACAGATAATGCCGCTGCTAGTATTAACTTCTTCATGGTTACGTCCTTATATTGCTTTAGATGCGTCGAATCTGAGGTAAGCACACTACTCTTCAGGGGCATCTTTATTGCGCGTATATTTATCTACCGGAAAATTGTTCATCTCATAGACTGGAGCCATCACACGCTTTCCAAAACTCTTAGCCATCAATTTAACTTCATCAACGGACAGACTCATAGGTTCGTTGCTTTCTGCTGCCACATTGATTTTAGCTATAAGCTGGTTTATCGGTAATTTAGTGTTGTCCATGATATTAATTCCCTAATTTTTAGTATTCGACATATTTACCGACGACTTTACCCACGAGGTTGCAATCACCCATTGGCGTCATTTTTTGTTCATGCCAATTAGGATTGAGTGGACGCAGATACATATCTTCCGATGTTTCACCTAGAACTAACTGCTTGAATGTTGCTTCCGTGTCGTCGTTGCACTGAACTATCACAAGGTCATTATTCTTTAGCGCAAACAACCCGGTTTGTGGTTCAACGTAAATAATGTCGTCTGGATCAAACTTAGGCAGCATACTCTCACCTCGGACAATTAAGGCAAAGCCATTTTTTGATAGGTTTTTCGGTCTTGACACCTTACCTATAGCATCATCAAAAGTAACCGCCTCCACGTTAGACCAACTGCCAGCCGCTACCCAGCTTAAAATAGGCACTTCATCTGAAACATCCGCCATAGGTGCGTTTACCGTACCTTTCGGTGCAATGCTGCTATCTCTAGCACCGCCATTCTCAATCTCTTTTATTTTCTGCATCAAATCAGATGGGCTGGGCTTAGTTAGCATTTCGCCATCACCGGTAGCCAACCACACTGGGTCAACTTGAAACAATGTTGCCAGCTCTATCAATTTGGTAGAGCTTTTGCTTTCACCTCTTTCTAATTCACTATAACTAGATTGTTTAAGGCCTTTGATTCGGCTTTCAATTTCTTTTTGAGTGAGGCCGGCGTACTTACGAGCCTTCTTAAGCCTGTCTTTTAGTTCCATACAACCCTCCAGTTTAAACCTATCCTATTTTATAGGCGTTCCTATACTTGCGCAAACAGGCACGCCGTTATTAAGTATTGACTAAATAAAGGCTTACCTTTATTATTGAGTAAATAAATAAAGGTATTCAACTATGAACTCACAACCTAAAGAGAAATTCGAGCCAGTTGTTCGCTTGATCGAATACTTTGGCGGTCAAATACCAACTGCTAACGCCTTAAAGGTTAAGCAGGGCACAGTAAGTGGTTGGTTGAATTGCGTCCATGGTGTTAACAGCTTTAATGCGATGCGCGCAGAGGCTGTCACCAAAGGAGCAATTAAGGCTAACGAGTTATGTCCCAAGCTAGCAGAAATCAATGATCAAGCAGAGCAAGCCGAACACGCTTAACTACTACTACTACGGAGTTAAACCATGTCCACAAATCAATTATCACTCGAAAAACAGCACCAGTCACGCAATATGCAATCAGACATTTTGCATGCAGTTGCAGAAGTTAAACAGGTCAATGTCGCTAAACACTTTGGCGTCGAATCAAGCACCGTTGGACGCTGGATAGATTCAAAGAACCCAGATAGCCAAATGGTGCGCTTCTGCGACATGCTTGCTATCTGTGGGTTAAAAATCGTCGATGCCAATGCTCAGTGCTACAACAAAGAAAAAATCGACATACTTTTTCACGTCACAAAATACCACTTCCAAAATTTAGACGCGGTTGATGACTTCTTTCAAAACGACGCTGGCATGTATGACGCAAGTGACGACGTACGCTATAGCCGAGGAACTGGTTTATCAGGCTTGAATACTAATTCAAACAACATGCTTGGGTTACTCATGCGCTGCATAGAGGCTTGCAAGAGCTTGGTAGCTCCTAAGAACGATGTCAGACCGACACTGCTAGTCGCAAGGTTGAATATTGAAAACGAGATAAAGCAAGAACGTCAAGACATCGTGGCTGACGACGCTGCGTTTTGGAAAGCGTCGTACATATTGGTTCACGTAGCAGCCGTATTAATTGTGCTGACAACGTTATACAGAATGTGGGGGCAGTAATGTTGGAAGAAAAACACTATGCGCCTATGAAGCGCTATGCCAGTAGTAGCGACACATCAACACCGATTGACCATGTTGAGTGGTTCGCTAAAAACAAAGGCATTACCAATCTCGATGATCCAAGCACGAAAGTACGCACGATTATCGAAGATGCAAACAAAGTTGAGCTGGCACGCCAGCAAGCTAAAAAGGCTGGTGAGGCTAAGGCGCAAGACGAGTTTCTTGATGCCATGTTTAATCTTGATAACGGCACAGCGGTATTGCGTCAAAAGAAAGAGCACACGCCAGTTTTAGAAAAGAAGAAGGCAGCAGCGCCCAAGAAAAAGAGCAAAGCCGCAGACACGCGAGCGGTAGCAGCAATCAGACGCGCCGGTCTTATCAAAACGCTAAACAACGGCGGCAAAATCAAGCTGGAACGCAAAGAAGGCAATATCAACGACAACCTGAACTATCAAGCGCAGTACATAGATATCCGCTGGATTATCGAGAAACACAAAATGGATATCAAGCGCATCAAGTCGGTCAGTGCTAACGATTCTTACTTTGTCCTAGATAAATTTGCTCGCTATCAAATGCCAGAAGCTATTCATGGCGGCGCTGATGATAAAGACAAACTACTCGCAGCATTACTTAGCAAGCAGTTGGTGCTGGCAAGTGATATCACGGGCACTAATAAGCTTGCAACCGCGACGATATTAAACCTCGCGACGATACATGACTTAGATTTTTACACCGTTTTTGATAGCAGTCGTAAGACGTATGGCTGGATATTCATCATGGACGAAGAAAAGCGCAAAGCTAAGCTCAAAGAAGTGGGAGATTTATTGCAGGCGCTGGATTTTTTGGCAGAGAGAAAGGCGAAAGCTGGGCAATAAAAAACGCCTTATCAGCAGCAACTGATAAAGCGTCTAACAAACTTAACCTGTAATCGGAGTATATATCCATGAACGACATTATGCAAGTAAACGAAGTAAGCAAAACCATGAGTAGTCGCGAAATTGCCGAACTATGCGGTAAAGAACACCGCAATGTTTGTCGTGATATCGACACACTCAACGAAAGCTATGAACAAATGGGCCTGCTCAAAGTTGAGCAGGGGTACTACACCCTTCAAAACACTGGCAATCAGCAGCATCGCCAGTTTTTACTAAGTAAAGAACAGACGATTGATTTAATAACTGGTTATCGCGCTGATATCCGTATTCGTATTAATCGCCGCTGGCAAGAGTTGGAACAGCAAGCGCAAGCAAGTAGTCCGGTCATGCCAGCACTACCTAACTTTACTAATCCAGCAGATGCAGCGATTGCATGGGCAGAAGAATATAAAGCTAAAGAAGCGGCACAAGCTCAGGTCATCGAGTTAAAACCAAAGGCCGAAGCGCTGGCACGTATCAGCAGCTCAAAAGGTGCTACTGGTATTCGTGATACCGCTAAGGCCGTTGGTATGCGTCAGAACGACTTTGTAGCGTGGTGTGTTGATGATACCAAACCTATGAGCCGTCGCTTTATGTACCGCGATGATAGAGGCGTGCTTAATGCGTACTCACATCGTACCAGCACAGGATTGATGACGCAGAAGCTACAGTCGTTCGTTGGTCATGATGGGCGTGATAGAGCAGAGCCTAGAGTTAAATTTACCCCGGCTGGCGTGGCTAAGATTGCAGAGATGCTTGAGAAAGAGCGCAATAAAGAATTGGAGCCAATGTAATGACGGTACACGTTTTTAACGTAGACGATGCAGTGAAGTACGGCATAGAAAAGGCTGTGATATTGCAAAATATGCGCTTTTGGCTGGATAAAAACAAAGCCAATGGCACTAACTTGCATGATGGCTATTACTGGACGTACAACAGCGCAGAGGCGTTTTTCAAGATATTCCCTTACTTTAAGTCAGCTAAAGTCATCCAACGCCTACTAAAAAGCATGGTAGTAGACGGCTTATTGCTGGCTGGCAATTACAACAATAAGGGTTATGACCGCACAAAATGGTACTCAATGCCTGAATATTGCGCTGAAAGCCTTGATACAAGCCATTGTTCAAAAATGACCAATGGATTGGACAAAAATGACCAATGCAATGGTCAAAAATGTCCAATGGATTGTTCAGAAATGACCAATGCAATGGTCAAAAATGACCAACCTATACCAGATATAAACACAGATAGTAAACCAGATATAAACACAGATATTGGTACTAAAAAGAAATCATCAAAAAAACCCATTAAAAAGCTCACTGATTACCCTGATGATTTTAAACCTACTGACAAGCAAGTAGCCAAGATGAATGAGTATGGAATCAACATACCTTTATTTTTAGAAACATTTGAAAATGGAACAAAAGCGAAGGGTATTCAATACAAGTGCTGGACAAGCGCATTCACTACTTGGATAAACAACGAAATTAAATTTCGTAAGCTTGCACCAGTATCAGCACAAGAGAAATACGAGCCAGCGTTTAACGGTTGGAACGAGAGAAACCCTGATTATAAGCCACCTAGTCAGCAACCTGATGTTTACCACCCTAGTCAAGCAGAGTTTCAGCCACCAGAGCCAGTCACCTACGTGCCAGCTATTGGAGACCCTAACTGGCGTTGGACAGAGCCACTACCAGGCATGAGTATCATTGAGACTGATCGATACATCAAAGATCATAAGCGCAAAGGTGAGAACCCGAACAAGGCTTATCAGAGATTACTCGCTGAGATGCAGGGAGAGATGGTATGAGCAAACCAGACAGATACTTCATCGCCTTCGTCCACATCGATATGCCTTGGTGCAGTAGTCCGAAAGCATGGCAGCCAGTTTCTAACGAGATTGTCTTATTCGAGCAGCCGGACATGCCAGCGTATGACGATATTGTGAGTGCCGTTAAGCAGGCGTGTCCAGCAGCTGTAGGCGTCGTGCTTAATAATTTGCACGAGATCAGCCACACGGATTTTCTAAGTTTTATTGACGGTAGTAAGGATTGGGAGGTGAGTGCGTGAAGAAGGACCCATCCGACTACACGCCAGGCGAGCGCAAATTTGCTGATTTAGTAGCAGCGCTCAAAGCTGGCAAGCCGAACGCTATGATCTATCGTAAAAATTCAGCGGTGACGGAAAACGGCGATTTTGTCATAGGGCTGACGTACAACATTAAGCTACAGCGTTACTCAGCGAGCGCGATTGAGATAGACGGCGTGAGAGATAACGGGAAGCTGTGCGAGTGGGACCGAGAAGGCGGCGCACTGTATGACGATTTAAGCGCACTTAACATTGATTCGGTACATACGTCGGTCAGGACGATTTAAAACAAGCGTAGGGGTGAAATTGAATGATTTTGATAGGGATAGACACAGGGGTAAGCACTGGTTTTGCGTGGAGTATCGACGGTAAGTTTCAAAGTATCGATACCGAATCGATTTTGAGCGCTCAGGAGCGAGTATTAAACATCGTCAGTGATGTTGGCGGTGCTGGCATGGACGTGATTGTGTGTATTGAGGACGTGAGACTGCGTAAATGGGTGCAAAAGGGCGTCGGTAATGAGCGTATGCAAGGCGTTGGCTCAGTAAAGCGTGATTGTAGTATCTGGCAGGAGTTTTGCGAGCGCAATGGCATACAGCATATCTTTGTCGCACCAAAGGCAATACAGACCAAGCTTAGCGAAAAAGACTTTCACATGATTACTAAGTGGCCATACAAAACGTCAGAGCACAGCAGAGACGCGGCCATGATGATTGATAAGGTTTATCGACTGCTAAAGCGCAAGCATATCAACATACCAGTTAAGTTTGAGCCAAAAATTAAGAAACCGCGCAAGCCAGCGCTATACAAAGTTAAAAAGGAGAAGGCATTGTGAGTGAGATTAAAACAGGGCTTTGGCAGAACAATCTTGATGGTAGTTTTATCAAAGTTAGAAGCGTTGGGCTTACTGTCATTAGCTATAACGACGAAGGGTGCAAGAGTGTTTACAACATGGGCGTTAGCGTGTTGCTTGATAATTATCGATTGTATAAAGCTGATAAGCCAAAACCAGACGTTGACGACACATTCAACGATGACACACCAATGCGCCTTATTGGTATTGCAGGCCCAGCGCGCGCAGGCAAGGACACGCTTTGTAGCTACATGCTCGATAACTTAGACGGCGTTTGGTTGCGCTCATCGTTCGCTGATCCACTTAAAGAGATGCTACGCGCTATCGGCGTGGACTGTAGTGACGATAAAAAAGCGGTAGTAAGCGATGATTATGGCGTCACACCACGTCACATGATGCAGACACTGGGCACAGAATGGGGCCGTCAAACTATCGACAACGATATCTGGGTAAAAGCGTTTGCGCGTTTGAACGCTGGCAAGTGTGTGATTGTGCCTGATGTTCGTTTTGAGAATGAAGCGGAGCTGGTGCGCAAGCATGGCATATTAATTCACTTGGTCGGACGTGGTGGTATCGAAGGCAAACACGTATCGGAGAACGCTATTGAGTTTAAGCCTGGTGATATCGTGATTGATAACTCGCGTGATTTGGCCTGGTTGCATGGTCAAGTTGATGGTAATGCGGTTTTGGGTGAGTTTGTGAGCGCTGAATAAATAAAAAGCACTCATGTTGGTCGCATGAGTGCTTTGGCTGGCAAGTAACAGAGCAATGTTATTCCCAAAATGATTATACATTACTTTGGGGATGACGTATGAGCGATACTATTGAAAAATCTGCGGTAACTGATTTATTAGAGGTGCAAGGCTGGCTGACGGGATGGGGAGACTTTTGTAATCGTGGCACTGTAGGTGGTCATCTGGGCTATCAATCGCCGTGTGCAATCATCATGCGTGATAACGTAGAGCAGCAGAGCGCAAGTATTCGCCCGGTACTGTGGAATATGGACGATCAGGCGTATTACACACTGATAGACCGCGAGTTGGCTGGCATGAAGCAGTCAGGTGACAAGGAGCTTATGATGTGGGCAAGTCTTATACGTCGTTATTACTTGTATGGCATGTCTTATACCCGCTTGAGCAAGTCGGTGGTCAGTGAGTATGAGCATGGCAAGGGCACGACGATACAGACTCATGTTCGGAAGGTGCAGAGGCACTTGAGTAATGCGGAACGACATATTTATGAGGCTATCTTGGAGTTGGTGTGATGGGTAATCAAAGACCGATAGTAAGCAAGCCGTTTATGATTATCGGCGGTCATAACGATAGTCGAGACGGCGAAGTAGTCTATCAAGACTGCTTTTACGGTGAGTTAGGACCGATGACGCGCAGTGTGTTTTTGCCTGAGCCTAGCGCTGAGTTTAATAAGGTTATGGACCTAGGCTTTCTATCAAGGTATGGCACGCCAGAAATAGAGCGGAGAGAGTCGATGTATTATGAGTACGAAGCTGATTGCGTTGCTCGATATGGGCCAGCAGGACAAGGCGTTTCAAAGTATTGGTTTTATCGCTTGGCTAATGATTTAACCCATAAAGAGCGCTATACAGCGGATAGTATATGGTGCAGGTTGCATGAATTTTATAAAAGTCTTGATAAAAAAGCGCTGAAGCCCACACGCCCGCCAGCAAAACAACCCCATGCAAACAAATATCAAGTGTAATCGCGTTAACTTACGTTTCTCGCTTAAAATAGCTTGATTATTGGCACGACTTAGGGTAACTTTGTGCTATCGTGAACGGGTAGGTCGATGGATAAGAGGTTGTGTATTCACAATCCGCCAGACTTACCGCACTAAACATATTCTAAAAAGCTCATACCTTAATCGGTGTGGGCTTTTTTTGTGGGTGATTTTATGGCTATTCAGACGATTAACTTAACAGTACCAGGCGGTGACACGCCTCGCAGCGCTAATACCAAGATTAATGCGAACTTTACAGACCAAAATAATGCGGCTAGTCGCATGGTTGGCATTGGTAATAACGAGATAGCAGACAATAAGAACATATTAAAAGTGATATCTGGAACTCAAGGTTTGCCAGCACTAGCAAGTAGAATTACAGTAACATCACTAGAGCAGCTTAATACAGCACTATTGACTAGGGACGTTGGCGCTCGCTTGGTTTTTTTTGATAGCACAAGTATCTCTGGCTGGGTGCGCGACAACTATAGGCTTAATACATTCAACACGATTGCCACAGCAAATACTTTTGATCTGCTTATCCCAAGCTCCCCAAACAATCCAACGTTGAAGTTCCGAGCATTAAGTACGCACAGCGGAGTTGGAGAATGGTTGGATATTTACAACTCTGGTAACACAACAAAAGACAGCAACGGATTTATTAAAGCTGCAAGCCCTATCGTAAAGGTTTTTGCAGACAAAGTAGAGCTTAATACGGATGCAGAAAACCAAAATGTAACGTACAAAAAGAACGGCATTGGCGATTATACAATCACAACGCAAAGCGGTCTATCTACCGATGGTTGGTATATCGAGCTGCCAAAAGATATGAACGGCAATCCAAAAGTCGCGGTTACATTGACGGAAGCAGAGGGCGTGATTAGTCTAAAAACGTACAAGCGTATCTTTAGTATGGAAACCTTTACTTTTGAGCCTGACTTGGATAATCCGCTAGACATTCCCGACACCCGTTGGATTGATTTGCGACTAAATGAGACTTCAGTCGAGCCTACAGACCTGGACGAAGAAAACCCATAACCCTTTTGGCTCATAAGTATCTGTTTGCTGTGAGTCTTTTTTACATGCGAGGTGAACCAGAGAGGTGCAAGCATGGCAGATAATGTTTGCGGTGCTAAGACACGCTCAGGAAAGCCTTGCAACAATAAGCCTATCGCTGGCAAGAAGCGCTGCCGATTGCATGGCGGCTTATCCACTGGCGCGCCCAGAGGCAATAACAACAGCGTAAAGCATGGCATCTACAGTCGTATCTTTGATGACAGTCAGATAGATGATGCTATAGCTATGCAGGGCACAGTAAGCCGCGAGCTTGCAATCGCACGCATACAGCTCGCTAACTGTCTGGCTTATCGTAAAGCGCAGGGTGACACGCCAGCGCTGGACGAGATTAAAGACGAAACACTAGCAGACGAAGAAGATGAGGACGTCGTTAAGAAGGCTCGCGCTAAAGATGCAGCCAGATGCGGTGAATACTATGATCCTGATGAGGACGATTACGGCGGGCAAGAATCAGAGCCGCTAAAGCGCACTAGGGTTTATCGCACACGCGACTGGGCAAACGAAGAAGCCCGGCTGATTAACTTGATTGCTAAGCTTGAAATGCAGCTAATCAAACAAAGCATAGCGACGCTTGAGCTTGAGCAGCGCAAAAAACTGATGGAGGCAGCAGAACGTAGAGAGTCTGGCAGCGGCAGAAACGTAGAGGACATGACAGATGAGCAGCTTAACGCCTACTTGGAGCAGCTACTCAAGTCTTAGCGAACTTGCCAGCAGATTACCAGATTTAAGAAAGCTAACTGCTAAGCAAAAAATTGCGCTTATTAAGATCATCAAAGAGATCAAGAAGCGCAAGAAGTACAAGCTCAACGAGTTATTCCCCAATGAAGGGCCATTTGCCAGACATGGCTATACCAAGCACCTATCGTTCTTCAGTGATGGCGCGTTCTACGGCTCGCGCTTATTTATGGCGGGTAACCGAGTTGGTAAAACGATTGCTGGCACGTATGAAGATACTTTGCACGCAACTGGCCTTTATCCGGAGTGGTGGGAAGGCAAGCGCTTTGACCATCCAACCAAAGGCTGGATTGCTGGCAAGACCAACGAGACGACACGCGATATTCTGCAAGTCGAATTGTTTGGTAACGTCGTCTTTAAAGATGGTGGTAAGAAAAAGACTATAGACGGCACGGGCATTATCCCTATTCACTTGATTGACCAAAAATCAATTAGATGGAAGTCCGGCGTTGCTGACTTGATTGATACGGTTAAGGTCAAACATGCCAGCGGTGGTTGGTCATATATTGGATTGAAGTCCTACCAACAAGGGCGAGGAAGCTTTGAAGGTACGGCGATGCACTACATCCATCTGGATGAAGAGCCGCCAGAAGAAGTTTACACCGAGTGTTTGACGCGGACAGCAACGACACGCGGCTTGATTTATATCACGTTTACGCCTTTGATGGGCGTAACGCCGATGGTAAAAAACTTCATTGAGAAAGCCGATGAAGGAATTACCAGTGTTACTCGCGCTATTTGGAACGACGCACCGCATTTAACAGACGATGACAAGGCAAACTATTTAGCGTTATTTCCCAAGCATGAGCATAAAGCGCGTATGGAAGGCATACCTTACGCTGGCAGTGGTCTTATCTATCCGATTGATGAAGATGAAATCATCATTGACCGGTTCGACATACCGGCGCACTGGCCGCAAATCAAAGGTATGGACTTTGGTTGGGATCACCCAACGACGTGCGTTACGCTGGCATGGGATAGAGATAACGACATTGTTTATGTCACGGACGAATATGCAGCACGCGAGCGCACACCGCGAGAACATGCGCCACACTTTAACGATAACGGATCATGGCAGCCGGTTGCATGGCCGCATGATGGTTATCAGCATGACAAAGGCAGTGGTTTAACGCTTGCTGAGCAGTACCGCGACGAAGGCGTCAACATGCTCGATGAAAATGCCACGCATGATGACGGCACCAACGGCGTCGAAGCTGGCTTGATGGAAATACTACAGCGCATGGAGACTGGCAGGTTCTTTGTTTTCAGTGATTGTACTGAGTGGCAGGACGAACGACGCACGTATCATCGTGACAAAGGCAAGATCAAGAAGTTATACGATGACTTGATGGATGCCACACGCTACGGCGTGATGATGTTAAGACATGCCAAGGTCAAGCCGAGAGTTGGGCGCAATCGAGTTAATAACAATACAACGGTTTTATAAGGATGTTGGCATGAGCAATTTTAAGGTACAAGTTGTAGAGAACGTGGCCACTTTAAGTTTTGACGCAAGTTTGACCACAAGAAGCGGCCAAATATTCTACGGCAAAGGCCGTACCAAGCAGGAAGCACACGACGCAGCTATCAAAGCATTTGCAGACGCAGTGAGAGAGAAGAACGCGAAAGAGAAGCCGTCCGTCATTGGTTATCGCAAGCTGTCAGATGCCGAGATTGCTTTGATGAACAAGATTAAAGCTAAAGGCGCAGAGCTTGGCGAGTTAGTGGCAGAGTTGCAAAGCACTGATGAGTTAGACCAACGAGCCATTGCTATCGGTAAGACCGAAGTGCAGACCGGCTTGATGTGGCTTGTTCGCGGTGTGGCTCAACCTGAATCTTTTTAAACAACCAAACACCAAAGCCACCTCATCGAAGGTGGCTTTTTTGTGGGAAGAATAAGCATGACGCATTACCAGATACCCAACAGCGTACTGTTTGGCAGAGCGCAAGGTAAGAATGTTAGCAAAGCTCTGAGAGATTACAGCTTAGAGGCGCTGCAAAAGCGTGCGAACAATGGTAATGCGGACGCTAAACGATTGATTAAGCAATTAAAGGATAAGCAATGTCACTAACCATACGATACGGCGTGCCAGTACCAGCAGCAGTTAAAAAAGGCTATGGCTTGCAAGCGTTTATCTCAAACGTATTCTTTGAGGCGGACGAAGGCGCAACTGCCAACGATGCGGCATTGATACTTTGTCGTCGTGCGTTTGGCATTGGCAAGTCATATATCGCTGTGCGCCGCAATCAAGCGTACCAGTTGCGTGAGAAGGACGGTAAGTTTCTGTCCGACACAGCAGAGGATTGCGCTCAATACTTGTGGAATGGTCACTCAACCGACTTTGACAAACATGCTGTCATGGATTGCTTGCTTGAAAACATCGATCAGTTGGTCATGCACAAGCCTGAAGGCGAAGATTTAAACCGCAAGGCGCTGGACAAATACTTTGAAGGTGAAGATACCTTTACCACCGGACTGATGGATATCGCCAACTCATGATTAATCAAGCGACACACGGACTAGATGACGACTTTAAGCTAACAAAGGACGGCAAGTTTCTTGTGTGGGCGCATGATATGTATGAGTACGAGCGCGAAGCACAAGCGGAAGGTCGAGCGCTGCGGGCACGCGATGAAAGATTCTATGACGGGCACCAATTCAGCGATGAAGAAAAACAAGTCTATGCTGAGCGCAACCAAAAGCCGCGCACCTATAACGAGATCAAGCCAGCGGTCGATTGGATTATTGGCTCAGAACGCCGCGCGCGTAGTGACTGGAACGTACTACCGCGCACCGCTGATGATGTCGAGCCAGCCCAATTAAAGACCAAGCTCATTAAATACATTGACGATATCAATAAAGCCAAGTGGCAGCGCAGTACCGCATTTGAGGATTGCGTCAAGACTGGCGAGGGCTGGACACGAGTAAGCGTAGAACCAAACGAAGATGGTGAGCTGATGGTTCAGCTTAACTATGAGAATTGGCAGAACGTATTGGTCGATGGTCAATCGGTCAAAGCTGATATGTCAGACAGCCGATATATGTGGATAACCAAGATAGTCGACGTTGAAACGCTTGAGCAGTGGTTCCCGAAGAAGAAAGACGAGATTGAGCAGGACGCTGGCGAGTATCAAGAGCTTGACGATGACTTGCGTTTTGACCAGACGGGTGATGACGGCAATACTTTATACAACAACTCGCACAGATTGAGCCAGTGCAGCGACGCCAACATCAATGTGGTGCGCTCAGGCTCAATGAGTATCAGAGGTGGTCACTACTCATCAACGCGCCGCGCTGTGCGAGTGTGGGAAATGTGGTACCGCAAAACAGAACGAGTGGAGCTATTGGCCAATGCTGGCGGGCTGACTGGTCAGATATTTGACAGCAATAAGCAAGAGCATCAAGCAGCGTTAGAGAAAGGCGCTAAAAAGCGTATGACAGTGCGCGAACAGATGCACATGGCTATCTATACCGCGACGACTGTATTGTTTCATGGCCCATCAATCTATAAGCACAACCGCTATCCGTTTGTGCGCCGCTTAGCGTTTATTGATAAGACCACCAAGTCACCTTATGGCGTCGTGCGTCAGATTGTTGACCCGCAGTCAGATTTAAACCAGCGTAAAAACCAAGCGCTTTACCTCATGGCAACGCGGCAAGTGATTGCTGATGAAGGTGCAGTCGATGATAAAGACGAAGCCATCAAGCAAGTCGCTAAAGTTAATGGTTATATTGAAGTTAAAAAAGGCCAGCGCTTTGAGATACGCGACAATCAAGCGCTGGCAGGTCCGCATGTGCAGTTTGCTGAAATGGATAGCGCGTACTTAAAACAAATTAGTGGCGTGACCAGCGAAAACCGCGGTATGGGCAACAGCGCCCTATCAGGTATCGCTATTCAGTCGTTGCAGGAGCAAGGCACTGTTATCACCACGCCCATTATCGACAATCACCAACTGGCCCACCAGCTAGAAGGCGAGCTTGTGCTATCGCTGTGCGAGCAGTACATCAATCGTAAGATGCAGTTTCGCGTAACCAGTGACATTAAGAACCCCGGTGAAAAAGATTTTGTGGTATTGAACGAGACGCCAGAGACAGACATTACCGCGACGCAAGCCGACTTTGTAATATCAGAGCGTGATTATCGCCAGACCATGCGCCAAGCCTTGTCTGAGCAGTTGATGAACGTATCAGCACAGATAACGCAAGCAACGGGCGACCCATCGGTTGCGATTGGCTTCATTGAAATGGCAATCGACTTGCAAGACTTGCCAAACAAAGAGCGCTTATCTAGCAAGCTGCGTGAGATATCAGGGCTACCACCGATTGACGAGAACGAAGATGACAAACAAGCGCGTGAAGAAGCACAAGCACAAGAGCAAGCGAAACAGCAAGCAATGCAAGAACAGGCGTTTGAGCTTGAGATTGCAAAACAGAAATCAGCAATCAACCTCGACAACTCGCGTGCCAACCAATACAACCGTGAAGGCGAGCGCGAAAAAGCTAATGCAAGACGTGCTCAGGCTGAAGCATTGGTTAAGTACCTTGAAGCCGCTGGAGTTGTGGTTAATAACGCTGAGCTTAGCAATATTGCTGACGATCTTATTAACAATATGGACAATATCATGAATGGTACGCAGCCGACACAGGTAGGCGGCGATCAGTTAGAGGCTCAAGGTCAGCCAGTTGAGCAAGCGCCAGTACCGATGCAAACTGACATGCCAGCACAGCCGCAAGAACCACAAGAACAACCGCCAATGCCAGATCAGCCAGTCACGCCCGAGGGTGAAGCGCCCGCTGGCGAGGACGGACAAGAGCCAATATCACCAGAAGAAGCCGCCATGATGCAAGAAGTGATGGGGCAGCAATCAGGAGTGCCAGACGCATGAGCAAGAAAACAAAGTTACTCAAAGCGGTTTTAATAATCGTAGATATTGCGCTCGCTATTCATACCAAGCGCCGCAAGAAAAACAAACCCAATCCATAAGGATAACCACGATGCCAGATGATATGAACGACGACTTTGAAGTCGATACCAGTGAATTAGAAAACTTGCCAGCCGACGCGGTAGAAGATACTGACGACGCCACCGATGATGACTTTGATTTTGCTGGCTTGACCGATGACGAGATTGCAGCGATTGAAGCGGAAGAAGGTGAAGATGATGAAGCCGATAGTGATAACGATGGCGCTGCTGACGATATCGATACTACCAAAGATGACACAGGCAACGCAGATGAAGCTGATGACGTTGACACTGACAATGATAGCGCTACTGATGATGACTACCAACAAGAAGCCGCAACGGTAGCAGAAAAGCGCACAGCCATTGACGCTGAGTTCGACGCCAAACACGCAGAGCTTGCCGCACTTGGCGAGCAATACGACAACGGTGATATCTTAGATGGTGCATACAATGCCGCCAAGGTCCGCATTGAGCGCGACTTAAAACGTATCGAAGCGCGTGAGGCTGAGCTTGTCACCAAAGAAGATGCCATTGCTGAGCGTGAGACTAGCCAGCAAGAGCAGTTCCAAAACGACTTTGCAGTCGCAGTGGGCGACTTTATGGCACGCCCTGAGAACGCCGCGTTCGTTGAAGGCAGCCCAGAGTTTGCTGCATTGGACCAACAGCTAGGCGTTATCGCTCAAAGTATGGCACCGGGCACGCCGTTTGATGTATTGCTTGATAAGGCTCGAGCCGCTGTATCGTCTTATATGGACTTGCCGGAGGCTGGCAAGCAAGACAAGCCAGCTGATAAAAACGTAAAGCCGGAACCCGAGCACATGCCGAGCATTTCTAACATGCCGTCGGTTGTAGCGAACAGCAATGAAGGCAACAAGTTTGCACACTTAGACAAGCTTGGTGGTCCAGAGCTTGAACGCGCTATCGCTGATATGAGCGAAGCACAACAAGCTGAATACTTAGCACAATAGGCTAATACTTACTTATGAATAAAATACGCTATCGAGACTGTAGCATAGGCGATGTTATCGAAGTTACAGGCCCTTGTACCATTGTGGTAGAAAAAAAGAGTGGTCGAGCGCCAAGGCTTAAACTGATAACCAGTCAAGATAGCGAGGTGATTTTTTCAACAGGTGAACAAGCGCATACGTGCTGTGATACCAAAAATAGTCTGACTAAAGGAGACTAATATCATGGCACAGACTAAAATCAACGATAGCCAAGCTATCAAGAAGTATGCAGGCGCGTTATTCGGATCAGCTTTTGCTAAGTCGTTTTACGGCAGCAAGTTGATGGCCTCAACCAAACTTGTCGGTAAAGCCGGAGCAATGGCCAACGCGCCAATCGGTGTTATCAACGACTTGGAGAGTGGCGCCGGTGACAACGTATCATTCGATATGTTTGTTCAGCTCAAAGGTCGCGGTACTTATGGCGATGACGTACTGGAGGGCAACGAGGAAGATTTAACCGCGTTCACGGACGAAGTTAAAATCAACCAAGTTCGTCATGGTGTGACGCCTGGTGGCAAGATGAACCAGAAGCGCACCATCAACGACTTGCGAGCAATCGCTAAGGTCAAGCTTGAGCGCTGGCACGCTAACCACTTTGATGATGTCATCATGACGACATTGGGCGGCGGCCGTGGCCATGCCAAAGACTTGTATATTCCACTAGGTGCAACGGCACCTATTCGCGGCACAATGGACTATACCAAGTACGATGAAGATCATATCGTCTATGGCGGTTCAGCCACGTCTAAAGCCAGCATGACGACTGCTGATACGATGTCGCTTGATATCATCGACGAGCTTATCTTAAAAGCTAAGCGCGGCGGTAAAGCAGACGGCGAGTTTCGTATGGAGCCATTGGAAGAATCGGCAGAAGAATACTACATGCTGACGCTATCGCCTGAGCAGATTCATGACTTGCGTAAAGACACTGGCGTTGGCGGCTGGCTTGATATCCAAAAAGCGGCTGCTGCTGCTAATGGTTATCAAAACCATATCTTCAAAGGCAGTGCAGGCGAGTACAACAAAACCCATATCAAAGAAGTGAATAGTGTAGTTACTTATAACGACTTTGGTGCGGGCAATAACGTGAAGGCGCATACCGGCGTATTTATGGGCCGCCAGGCTGCTGTGGTCGCGTTCGGTTCGGCAAGTGATAAGAACATGCGTGCCAACTGGGAAGAAAAAGAAAAAGACTATGGCAACCAAGTCGGTATTTCTGCGGGCATGGTGTACGGTACCAAGTTACCAGAGTTTGACGGCAAGGTTGTCAACTCAATGGCAGTCTATACCGCTGTGAGCAAGTCGCGCACCTAATCTAAAGCAATGCTTTAAAAGCAAGTTGGTCATGCCAGCTTGCTTTTTATCTACCCAATTTTTTACACAGTATCTTTATAAAAGGATAAAAGACTATGGCTAAGTTCCAGTCTGAGCGCTATTTGCATAACACGCAGATTCAAAGCTCAATGATCAGTGGCGTGATTAATGCGCCAACCATTACCCATAAATTCACGGCAGAGACTACCGTTGCTGCTGGTGACTTCTTGTTGTTGGCCAAACTGCCCGAACGTGCCGCAATTCTGCATATTGAATTGGTATGTAGTGCCCTTGGTGGCGCGCTGACCGCAGACGTTGGCACCATGAACCAAGACGAAACAGCTATCACCGGCAAGTTTTTAGCCGGTGCAAACCTTGCCGCTGCTAAGTGGTACAAGGTTGGTGATAACGTCATCGAAGGTCGCCTTGCGAAAGTGCATGACAATCCAACAACCATCGCCGTTGAATTTAAAGGCGCTGCCACGATTCCAAAGGGCGCGTACATTCATGTGACGCCGCACTATCGTCATGCCAATAACGACGAGTAAATAATCTGCTGGCAAGTAATTAAGGCTCATGGCATTCAGTGCTGTGGGCCTTTTCATTTAATCTGCTTATTAAAAGGAGTCATTATCATGGCTGACGATAAAACCGACAAGCAAGACGACAAAGCACTTGCTACCAAAAAACAGGCTGATGCTGCTGTGAAAGAAAGCGCAGAAGAAAACAAAGCAATGGCAGAGCAGCAAGCTAAAATCAAAGAGCTTGAAGCAAAGCTTGCTGAAGCCGAAGCACGCGAAAAGGCAACGGACAAACTAGAAGCGGCCGCTAAGAAAGTAACCAAGGTTGCTGATGCTAATAGTGGTGACGGCGATACTATTCAGTGCTTACTACGCCGCAAGGGTGGCACCAAGGTAACGTTTGGTCATAACCGCGCCACGCAAAAAACCTATCACTTTAAACTGGTTGACGAAAGCGATGATCAATCGCCGCATATCTGTAATGTTGATGATGAAGATCATGCAGACCGATTGCTATCAATCCGCGAGTCATATCGCTTGTATCGCGGTGATTCAGGTTACGTCGATAAGATTGAAGTCACTCGCGGCGCCAATACCGATGAAGGCGCGTTCATCAATAAGTTTGATGACATTCTGTCTATCGATTTTGAAACCGCCGAAAACGACACGGTGGCAGACTGGGCAAAAGAAGTGCTCAATCTCACGCCAGCGCATAGCGCAAAGATTCGCGAGAAGGCCGCAAGCCTTGATGTCAAGCCAGCTAAAGGCGACAACATGAATGAAATCTTGCGCAAGATTGGTCAGGCGATGCAAGAAGAAGAACGCGCCGCCAGCGAACAAGCCAGCAAAGGTAAGTAGTAATCACTACTTAATACAAACCCACATTAGGACGATACCGCTATGTTTAGCAGTCAAGACTTATTAAATGGCGTGCGCATGACGCAGCTAAATGACCCTGAAGCAATTACATGGTCAGACTCGGCGCTTATTATCGCGCTCAATCAAGCATTACTTATGCTGGCTTTGGTGCGTCCTGATGCCACATCAAAGATCGCAGAGATTGATTTAGCCAAAGGCTCGCGGCAATTCATCCCCGCCGATGGTGAGCGTTTACTTCGTGTGGTGCGCAATATCACAGAATTAGGCGAAACTGGGCGAGCAGTACGACTGGTGCAGCAAGAGGATATGGATAGCATGTCCCCTGATTGGCACAACGCAACTGGCACAATCGTCAAGGAGTATATGTTTGATGCACGTTCACCCAAGCATTTCTACATTTACCCAACCGTACCAGCCGGTAGTAAGGTTGAGATTGAGTACAGTAGCTATGCAGATAACGTGACCGAACTTAACGTCGGTGATGCCTTGCCAGTATCAGCGGTTTTTGCGCAGCCGGTGCAAGAGCTAATGCTTTATAAATTGCTATCTGGTGACGCCTCAAACGGTACAAGCGGTAACGATCACTTGCGCGTCGCAATGGAGCTATTGGGCGTGAAAGACGTGCAAGATGAGCGCGTATCATCTGCAAGACGAACTTCTATTTAATAGGTGATGTATGGCACAGCTTGATGACTTTGTAGATGGGATTAGCATCCATCTGGGTAATACTGACGCAAGCAATGTGCCACGCATTGCTGTGGTGTTTGCTGCAAGGCAGGCGTTAAAAAAGTTTTGCGATGAAAGCTTTGCTTATATCGTCAATGCGTTTGACCCGCTTATTGAAATCAATAGGCCATTAACCGATTCAGACTTGGCACTAACACGGCTGGATAAGCGCTGTGAGCTTAGCTTGCCAGCAAATACCCATATTATCAAGGTATGGCGTTTGACGGATAACCACTGCGAGCATGATAGTTGGCTGGCAAGTGCTCGCTATGGCTATCCCAATATTATCACCTTAGATGACAAGCGGCGCCATATCGATAACGTCGTCGTATCTCTATCCGTCAATCAAACAACTGAGGAATGCCCGGACTATCTTTTCAATCATTACTATGATGGCTTGTTATCTGGCACGCTTGCTTACTTGCAGATGATGCCAAACCGCGAATGGGCGGTGCCAAACTTGGCGCAAGACCACTATGCGCTATTTGAGAAAGCCATTCAGAAGGCCAAGAGCGATGTAAGTAATGGCTTTTTAAAAGATAGACCAATGAATGAGATACCAGCCAGCTTTGGGTGATATAATAAGCTATCTAATACGGAGTGGTTATTATGTCAGGATTAGCTAAATTGGCAGCGCAAGAGGTGCTGAAACCGCAAGGGTCATCACACGCCGAAGGTGATATACACGTTAAGGCGCTAATACTCTATCTAGCCCATAACGGCGTTATTGACGCAGAGGATTACAAGGCATTCATTCAAGATGTTATTGCAGACGCCAAAGCGCTGATTGCCGAGAATCCGAGCGCTATTATGATTCCAGCCGATAACGCTGATGGTATAAAGTACGCACAAAACATGGTAGGCAATAGGCTCAATTCCTTTGTGAGTAACCTGTAAAGTAAGAAAAACACACAAGCAAAGTCACCCAAGCGGTGGCTTTTTTATTACCAATAACTTAATACAACCGCATATGTGGCTGTCTTTTTCAAAAAAGGAGCGACTATGCTCAGGTTGAAACGCGGTATATATATCAAGCAGCGAATGCTATGGCTATTCGCCTTAGTGCTGTCAATCGCTACTCAAGCAATGGCAGCAGAAACCAGCACACACATAACCGCACAGACGGTCATCGTGGTCAATAAGTACGGTATGGGCGCACCTTTTCTCTTGAGCTGGCTGCCCATATGGATATTTGCGTTCGCTGGCGGGCTTGGTGCTAACTTCATCAAGATACCAGAGATAGACAAACACTTTCGCTACTTACTCTTAGCCAAGCCATTCTTAGGATTGTTCGGTGGCATTGCTTTGTGCTTGTTGGTGTCGGATGGTAGCGAGCCTCCAGAAGTAGCACTGACCGCTTACGCCCTTGGTGCTGCATTGTTATCAGCACCAATATTACAAGCAGCAATAGCTGTTGTAACCATACCTAAAAACCAAGCTGGCTTATTGAATAGCCTTAACCCTTTTAAGTTTAAAATCGTGGTAGCAGGCGATAAGGATTCTAGCAATGGAAGCAATGACAGTTAGTTCGATGTTGTGCGTAATTGGCGCATTGTACGGCCTGTATGTGTTGGTTAGGCACTTAAAAGCTATTCGCCATGACGTAGCAACGCAGATGAAATATGCTTTTCCTATTATTTGCGGCACGCTGGCATGGACCAGTGCGGCCTATACCTTCTATTCGATGGGGATTACCAGCCATATCGATGCGCCTCGTGTACTCATGCTGATAAGCTGGTGTGTGCTGGCAGGCCAGTACCGACAAAAATACTTATCGTGCGGTAAGCGCAAGCGCACAAAACCACAAACAACGCCTCGTTAATACGGGGCTTTTTTACGGCTGGAGAAAAGTAATGAAAGAATCTACTATTAAAAACCTACAAGCGACCATGAAACTACACGGCTTTTATGGCGGTGAAATTGATGGCGATTGGGGCAATCAGGCGCACGCTGGTTTTTATGCTATGGCTGAGGCTGCTATCCACTGCAAAGCACATAGTGATAAAGACGCGGTGAACAAAGAAGATAAGCCGGTTGAGCCATCAGGTGACTTTAAATTGTCTGTAAAATCACTGGACCGGTTAAAAGGCTTGCATCCTGATGTTGTTAAAGTCGTTAAGCGAGCCATCGAAATCACCGGTTCTGACTTTTCAGTCGGTGAGGGTTTGCGGACCATCACGCGGCAAAAAGAATTGTTCAAGCAAGGTGCGACTAAGACGATGAATAGCCGTCACTTGACCGGTCACGCTGTGGACCTATTCGCACTTGATGAAGATGGCAAGGTCACGTGGGATTGGAAGTATTACCATCCGCTTGCAGCAGCAGTGAAACAAGCAGCAAAAGACGTTGGCGTGTCGATTGAATGGGGCGGGGATTGGGAAAAATTTAAAGACGGGCCTCATTACCAGTTACCGTGGAATACTTACCCTAAGTAGCGTTCAATACCGTCAATACTAGATATGCACTCGGTACAACCACCAAATGATATTTTTGGTAGATATTTATGAGAATAGTATGCTCTTAGTATCTCGACCTCTAAATCCCAAATATCGCTGCAAGGCTTTATTATTTCATAGATCACTTTATAGTTATAAGGCATTGCGTCTGTACCAGAGAAACGATGGTTGATTGGTCTTGATGTGATGCCAATTTTATAAAATACCTCAGTGTCACTAGAGCACTTAATTACATACAACCTAGCTAAGCCGTTATTATTTTGGCATGCTCTTTTGAATGCTGATTTTGACCAGCCTTGATTTTCTTGACCGCAAAGATCGCAGCCCTTGCCTCTCATATGACTATCAGGCGATTGTTTAAAATCTCCATGATACGGGCATGTTATGGTTACTTTGTGGGAATGGGATTTATAATCGACTTTGCTGTAGTCGTATTTATTACCGTGCTGTGTTATAGATTTAGTTATAAAGTAATCATTAGACAGTCTATTGTTGCCTGCGCACGCTCTACAACCACCACCTAAAACATGAGTGCGCGCTAACTGATTAAAATACCCATGCTTAGGGCATTTTATTTTTATTTCCGTTCTTGTGTTTTTATAAACAGATTCACTGTAGTCGTAAAAACCTTTATGGATTTTGTTAGATTTCTCTATAAAATCATCTATGGTGTCTGGACCAGTTTTTGCGCACCTAGGGCATGCTCCACCTTTAAGGTGGTTGCTGGGTATTATTTGAAAGTCGCCATGATCTGAGCAGGTTAGCGTTATGTACGAGTGGTTATTAATGTAATACAGCTTGTCGTAGTTGTACCTTAAGGAGCCATCTTTATTAAGATGCCTAGGGTGCGACTTATTTACAACTTTTTGGATAAATAATTGATTCTTGGTATCAACTTGCTTTGATACGGGCGTATCTATAGGATATATGCCAGTCATAACTAACTCTGATCAGTTGGTTTTGATTAGAAGCCAGTACAGTGTTAGCGCACTTTACTGGCTTTGTTTTGCCTATATATTATAGCATACGTTCGATTGCAGGTTGCGCCAAGCACCCCTTAAACGCGATGGAATTGAATATGCACATACGGATTAATGATTTTGCTGGCACGTTCCCGCGCTTGCACCCAACAAAATTACCGGAACACGCGGCGCAGTCGTGCCAAAACGTTATGGTCGAGCACGACATATTATCGCCAAGCAATCAGGCGGTGCAGTCGTTCCCATCAAACGAGGTAGGGCTTGAGAAGTTTGTGAGCGCTACCTTTTTTCAGTATGGCGGGCAGACGTATAAAAAATTCAGTAATGAGCAGGTATCGTTCGCCTTTTCACCCGTCCATGAGTCGTACAAGCTTTACTGGACTGGCGAGGGTGCGGTTAATAAGCCGTTAAGATTTAACGTGTGGGAAACCAATTTGTCGGGCAGCCTGGTATCAGATAGGTTTGATTATATCGCTGGTATGCCGCCAATAGACCCTATCAATATTAGCGTGACCGCAGTTATTAAAGGGCCGCCATTGCCGCCACCAGAGCCAGCCGAAGATGGCACGCCAGCACCGACGCCAGTACCAGTGATACCAGAGGGCACAAAAGTTACTGGCAGTGAGCTTGCTAAAATCATGAGCACGCAATTATTTAGAAATATATTTTCCAAGGTGATAGAGCAGGTAAAGGCCGCCAACGAAAACAAGAAAGAACCTGAACTTGACGACGCTGTTACCGAGGCAGTCAGCAGTCCACCAGTGAATAAAGAGGCTCGCGTCTATGCCTTTACTTATGTCAATCGCTTTGGTGATGAATCCGTACCCAGCGTGAAAGAGGAGCTTATCTTTACCGAGCTTGGTGATAAGCCAGTGCTTACCATTACCTATGCCGCTGGCGAGCGTGAAAACTTGGTCCAAAACTACGGGGTGAATAAAATAAGGCTGTACCGTTCCGTCACCAATTCGTTAGGCGTCGCGCAATTTTTGTTTATTAAAGAAGTAAGTTTGTCGATGACCGGCAGCGCAATAGAGATTACCGACGATGTGCCGCAAGGTTCATTAATGATAGGTGAGCCATTGGCAACGATTAACTATGATCCGCCGCGTGTTGGCATGAGAGGGTTGGGCGTTACCGATTCAGGCGTCGGCTATGCGTATGTCGATAAAACGATATGCTTGTCTGAACCATATATTTTGTACGCATGGCCGAGATACTACGAGCTGAGCACGCAGCATACCATCATGGGTATGGGGCATTACGACAATACTATTGTGGTCGCTACGACTGGCAATCCGGTGCTTATCACTGGTGATGCGCCTGAAAGTATGGGCGCACTTAGTTTGCCACTGTATGAAGGCTGTGTGTCATCGCGCAGTATGGTTAATTTAAATCACGGCTGTATGTATGCCAGCGAAAACGGCCTAGTGCTGGTAACAGGCAATAGCGCCAAACTGCTAACCGAGACATTATTTGCAACAGATGACTGGCAAAAGATAAAGCCATCAAGCATACATGCCAGCAGCTATAAAAACGGCTATCTATTCTTTTGGGATAATGGCAGCGCAAAGGGCAGTGGTTATATTGATCTTAATAATCCCGCCAAAGGGGTGATGTGGTTTGATGATTATGCGCTTAATACCTTTTTGGACAAGGGCGTTGTGCAGATGATAACCCGGCAAACGGATTATCTGAACACCACGCTATCCGTCTATAAAGCATTTAACCCTGAATATGGTCAGGACAAAACCAAGAAGGTTTATAAGTGGCGCTCAAAGACATTCAAGATAGACACGCCAAGACGTATGCTAGCTGCGCAAGTTATCGCAGACACCTATGAGGCTGGCACGATAACCTTCCGCGTCTATGCGGATGGGGCGCTACTACATGAGACACTGGTGAGTAGTGAACGAGCTTTTAGAATAAAAAACCACAGCGCCCGCCGCGACTTCTCAGTAGAGGTGCAATCAAGCACGCCTATTCGTGAGATTGTGCTTGGCGAGACGATGCGCGATTTAATTGTATAGGTGACACCATGACAGCAAAAATTCGTTTGCCAAACATACCGCGCAGCGCAGACCGTGACACGATGGTGTTTTTCAAAGGCTTGAAAGTTGCACTTGAAACACTTGCCAGCAGTGACGCGGATAGCAATATCAGCGCTAAGACCAGACAGTATATTCAGCAGCTTAATAAAAAAAGCAATCAAGAGCTTGTAGATGTTTTAGGAGATTCATTAGGGGTTGGCAATCTGCTTGATATCCTAAATGGCAGTATCACCAATTCGCAGTTGCATAAAGATTTAAGCACACGCATAGAAAAGATAACATCTAATGAAAACGCGATTAGCCAAGAGCGCTTGGAGCGTGTGGCTGATGTGTTGGCCGCTAACGAGGCGCTCATACAAGAGCGCCGCGACAGGGTGCAAGCGATCACAGATAGCTCGAATCTATTACAGCAAGATATTGATGCAGAAGTTTCGGCTCGAGTAAACGCGATAAGCGATACCAGAGATCAAGTATTAGCTGAGCGCAACGAGCGTGTGGCTGACCTATTGCTTGTTAATGGCAAGATAACCCAAGAAGCAGAAGATAGACTTCAAGCCATTGCTGCAACCAACACAGCATTAGAGGGTGAGACGCGAGAACGTATTGCCGCCATACTTGCCGCTAATACCGCTATAGATTCTGAGCGCGAAGCACGCATTGCAGACATACTAGCTTCCAATCAGGCTATTATCAATGAAGCGTCCGCTAGGGCAGCAGCACTAAAGCTTGTCGGTGAAGCTATTGGCGCTGAAGAACAGGCGAGAGTTGACGCCTTAATAGCAGCTAACAAGGCTATATTAGACGAGCGTAACGAGCGTATTGCAGACGTGCTAAAGGTGAGTAATGCCATAGCAGCAGAAGCGCAGGTAAGAGCTGATGAAACCTTAACTACTAACCAAGCGATAACTGATGAACGCCGGGACCGTATCGAAGAAGTCAAAAACAAGGCGTCTGAATTACAGAGCAAAATTGACGCAGAAGGTGCAGAGCGATTACGTCTTGATAACTTGTTAGCACAGGACATTGTAAATGAAACAACACAGCGTCAGAATGAAACGGGCGTCTTGACCGAACAGTTTAACGGCGTTTATGCTCAAGTCAATCCGAGAATGGCTGGTGACGTTAATGGCTGGGCAGGTGATAATGATTATTTTGCAGGGGTTTGGTCCTTGCAATCAGCACGTATTGAAGATGGGCTTGCGACAGCAAAGAAATTTGATGTGGTAAAGGCAAGCATTGATAGTAATACTGCCACTATTAGCCAGGTGAATACAGCGCTAGTAACCAAAACAGAGGTGGTCGCGAATCAAATTGACATGCTATCTGCGCAAATGGTTGGTGGGTATAAAGGTAGTGACTTAAACCAAGTGACGTCAGGGCTTATTTACCAAGAGCGAACCGCTAGAGCTACCAAGTTTGAGGGATTGGCAGAGCAAATAAGCCTTTTGTCCGCAGGCGTCGGCGAGCAATTTGACCCATTTAATATATGGCACTTTAATGAAGATAAAGACGGTTGGACCGGTGGTGCGTATGACGACGGGTTTATCAACGTCAGTAATGATATCCTAACAAGCCCGGCGATTGATATTAACGGCAATATGTATCGTCATGTCAAAATGCGTATCAAGAAGGTTGGAAGCCCTACATGGTCCGCAAAGATTGTTTATGGCGCTATTGAGCAAACAGAGAAAGAACCAGACTTCGACCTTGACGGTATTGCAACCATATCTATTCGTATGCAGTGGACTGGTACGGTAACGGGCTTTACTTTACGGTTAAGTGATACCGCGAGCACCACTAATTACTATTCTATTGACTGGATTGCAGTTGGCAGACCATCACCTGGCGCTAGTAGTGCAGCCTTACTTAATGAGCAGCGTGCAAGATCAGAGAAAGATGAGGCACTTGCGCAATCAATAACCACGCTTGATAGCAAAGTGAATACTGAAACCAGTAATCTATCGTCAACCATCACGCAGGGCTTAACCACTTTAACCACAGCCACAGAAACAAACGCACAGAGCATTAACGGCCTTAGCTCTCGTATAGACGGTGAGCTGGTAGATATAAGCGCAGTCATTGATGGCCATTACCAAACGCAGGCCACAGAGAATGAAGCGACCGCAACAAAGCTAGATAGCGTCATTACCAAAGCCGGTGAAAATACCGCACTGATTGAAAGTGAGGTTATTGCCCGAACAACAGAGGACGAGGCGCTAAGCAGTCGCATTGATACATTGGTGGCGACGACCGGAGATAATACCGCCGCAATACAACTTGAAATGACGGCGCGAGCTGACGAGGATGAAGCACTAAGCAGTCGTATTGAAACGCTAGTCGCGACGACCGGAGATAATACCGCCGCAATACAATCGGAGGTTGAAGCTAGGACTACTGAAGCTGACGCCATAGGCAAGCGTATTGATACTGTGGTAGCGACGACAGACACCAACACTGCCGCAATTACGTCGGAGGCTGAAGCCAGAGCAGATGCAGATAGTGCCATGAGCAGTCGCATTGATACTATTTCAGCCAAGACAGATGAAAATTCAGCGTCAATAACAAGCAATTTTGAGACACTAACCAACGAAGATTCAGCAATAGCAACCAAGCTTGATGGCGTATTCGTTCAAGTCAATCCGCGCCTTGCAGGTGATACCGAAGGGTGGGCAGGTGATGACACTATTCAAGTAGGTGTGTGGTCCGAACAGTCGGCACGTATCGAAGATGGACTTGCTATTGGTGAGCGCATTGATACCTTGAACGCCAGTTTTGAAAATAGCAATGCTTTGATAGAAAGCAAATTAACGGTTATGGCTGATAAAGATAGCGCCTTGGTAAATAAGGTTGATACGCTGGTAACGACCACTGGCGACAACAAAGCAGCTATTCAAACCGAGGTTGAAGCTAGGACCACAGAGGACAGCGCGTTAAGCAGTCGTATCGACACCTTATCAGCGACAACCGACGAGAATGCCGCCGCCATTCAAACAGAGGTTGAGGTTAGAACTACAGAGGCGGGTGCGCTAGGAACGCGAATTGACACTATTTTTGCAAGCACTGAAAGCAATACCGCACTGATTGAAAGTGAGGTTATTGCGCGAGCTGACGAGGACGAGGCGCTAAGCAGCCGCATTGATACGTTGGTATCAACCACTGATGCAAACTCAGCAGCCATTGAGTCAGAGGTGACAGCCAGAACTACGCAGGACACAGCGCTTAGTGGTCGTATTGACACGCTAACAGCTACGACTGGAGAGAATACGGCAGCCATTCAAACCGAGGTTACTGCTAGAACCACAGAAAATGAAGCCCTTGCCAGCAGCATCGAAACACTTGTAGCTACCACTGGCAATAACACAGCAGCAATCACCTCAGAAGTAACAGCCAGAACCACTGAGGATACCGCACTTAGTGGACGCATTGACACCCTATCTTCCGAGACTGATGGTAGCTTAGCGTTAATCACTAGCGATATTGAGACACTAACCACCGACACAACCGCGACGGCCACAAAACTAGATGGGGTTTTTGCACAGATCAATCCCAAGCTGGCAGGTGATACGGACGGCTGGGCAGGTGATACGGAAAGTTATGTTGGCGTATGGACCGAACAATCAGCACGTATTGAGGAAGATTTTGCGTTAGGAACACGGATAGACACGTTAAACGCAGATTTTGATAACAGCAATGCTTTGATCCAAAGTAATTACAAGGTGCTTGCACAAGCAGATAGTGCGCTTGCTATAAAAACCGATGTTATCAGGGCTAGAACAGATAGCAATGAAGCAGCAATCAACACTGAAACGCAGGCACGTACTGATGCTAATAGCGCTCTATCTAGCCGTATCGATACACTGAGCGCGGTAACAGATGATAATGCTGCGTTAATTACATCCGAATCAATAGCGCGTACCAGCGAGGACGAGGCGCTTAGCAAGCGCATTAACACGATTGTTGCAACAACCGATGGCAATACCGCCGCCATTCAGACTGAGACTACCGCACGTACAGACGCAGATACCGCGATGACCAGTCGTATTGATACGCTGACTACCACGACTGGCGAAAATAGCGCCGCCATCCAAACAGAGGTCACAGCGCGTACTGACGCCGATAGTGCATTGAGCACGAGGATTGAAACACTCGTTGCAACGACAGGCACTAATACGGCATCCATCGCTCAAGAAGTTATTACTCGAACCACTGAAGATGAAGCATTAGGCATCCGCATTGATACGTTGGTATCAACCACTGGCACCAACTCAGCTCTCATTCAAACAGAAACGCAGGCACGTACTGATGCTGATAGCTCGCTAAGCAGTAGAATAGACACATTGGTATCAACCACGGGCGAAAACACTGCCGCCATTCAAGACAATTTTGAGGCGCTAACAACCGAAAATAGCGCTCAAGCAAAACGGATTGACGGGGTTTACGCGCAAGTTAATCCAAAAATGGCAGGCGATACCGAAGGGTGGGCAGGTGATGATAGTCCGCAAAACCTAGTGGGCGCATGGAGTGAGCGCAGTGCGATTATTGAAAACGATTTGTCAATGGCAAAGCGCGTCGATGGCTTAACCACCGAGGTAGGTAATAACAAAGCAACCATCACTGAGGTTAATAAAACCCTAGTCACTAAAAACGAGGCGGTGGCGTCGCAGATAAATCGCCTCGCCGCGCAAATGACCGGAGGTTATAACGGCAATGACTTATCACAGCTAACATCGGGGCTTATTCATCAAGAACGCACCGCACGCGCGACTGACATTGAAGGATTGGCAGAGCAAGTAAGCTTGTTATCCGCTGGCGTGGGTGAGCAGTTTGATAGTTTTGAGATTTGGCACTTTGATAAAAATCATGACGGCTGGGTAAACGGTGTTTACGCGAACGGCTGGATCAACGTCAGAACCGAAACCATTAATAGCCCGGTAATTAGTGTTGATGGCAGTATGTATCGGCATGTCAAACTACGCATACAAAAAGTAGGTACGCCAACATGGGCTGCGATACTGACGTATGCTGGCGGCAGCTTAACCGCGGCTGAGCCTGAATATACGCCAGAAGGGTTTGCGATTGTTAATTTCTACATGGAATGGTCAGGAACCATTACGGGGTTTAGCCTAAAGCTTGCCAGCCTAGCAGACAACTTAAACTACTTTAAGATTGACTGGATAGCAGTCGGCAGACCATCACCTGGCGCAAGTCATGCCGCGCTACTACGTGAAGAAAAAGCGCGGGCTGATAAAGATACAGCGCTGACACAGCAATTTGTCTCGCTTGATAGTCAGATTAATGGTGATGGGGTTAATTCATCATCATCTATCGTGCAAAAGCTTGAAACTACCGCTACTAAAACCGACACCAATGCCACTGATATATCAAACTTATCATCAACCTTTAATGACGAGGTGATGAGTAGTCAAGGTATTGTAGCTCGTAACGCGCAGACAGCCGCCAGTGCCAGTGCTGCTAATGCAAGCGATATTAGCGGGGTGTTTGCGCAGGTAAATCCGCGCATGGCCGGTGATGAAAAAGGCTGGGCGGGTGACGATTCACCAGAGAATCTGGTCGGTGTTTGGAGTGAGCGTAGCGCAAGCCAAGAGCTTGAGTATTCAACCAGCCAGCAATTCGATGCGGTGTACTCAAGAGTAGATGGCAATAGCGCCGCTATCTCAACTGAAAGTAAAACGCGGGTAGATGCTATCAAAGCATTGTCAGAACAAACCACAACCATACGCGCAGACTTTGAGGCCAACGCTGGTGTAATGCAGACCGCTATCAAAGCGGTGGCTGATGCTAACACTGCATTATCCAAACGCACTGATACCATACAATCAACCGTTGGCGAGCATACATCGTCTATACAAACAGCGCAAAGCGCTATCAATGGTATCAATGCGAGCTGGACAATCCGCGCTGATGTGAATGGAGTGATAGGCGGGCTTGGGATTGCCAATGATGGTCGCACCGTTGATTTTCTTGTGAGCGCTGGCAGGTTTGCGATTGCCGGTCAGAATGGCAGCACGTCAACACCGTTTGTATCGATACCTGATGGTACAGTGATTGATGGTGTGACTATACCGGGAGGTAACTACTTAGAAGATACTTTTATTCGTAGAGCGTCGATTGATACATTGGATATCAAAGGCAATGCGGTGACGGTGCCAGTATCATCTTTTACAGAAAGCGCAATAGCTGTGGGAACTATTTACACCACCATACAAAGTTTGTTTGTACCGGCCGATATGGGGCATACCATGCTAAATTTTAATGCTATCTTTAACTTCCCAGATTACGCGCGTAAGCAAAGTATTTTGTGCCGTATCGTAAAGGGCGGCGCGGTGATTGCTGACAATATAGAGGTGTTTTTTAGTGAAGCAAGGTCAGCAAGCCGAGTAACATCTGCCGTTGATGCGTCAGGGCACAATCACGGCGGGTCGTTCACAGGAGGCGCTTATACATCATCGGGGTATGTAGGCGTGTCGGGTAATGTGGTTATTGGTTATACAAGTACAGGTTCTCATAGTCACAATATCGATGTGGCGAACGACAACCGAAATGCAGGCAGTTTTTCGTTATCAAGACACGATAGTACGGGGGTGGCTGGCACTTATGAGCTACAAATGCGTGTGGCTGATGGTGGCACTGCCAATTTATCCCAACGTTACATTCATGCCATGACTATGCGGAGGTAAAAAATGGCTCACTATGCAGTATATAAGACGGACACGGGCGAGATAGTAAAGACGGTAGAAGGTCCAACTTGGTTTATTGAGGATATGCCGATAGAAGAAAACGAGTCTATTGTGCCGATTGATAGACAGGCTGATGATCGATATGAGTATATTAAAAATGGCAAACTAACCGATAAAGAGAGTTTGCTGCTACAGTAATTTGTTATACTAAACCTATAATAAAAGCAGCATACTTGTAGCACTTAGGCAGTCTTTGCCACCTCACAACAAACAGATACCTAGTCATTCACAGATGATTGGGTTTTTGTCGTGTCTAAAATTCATCAATTACATATTCATTATTAAATAAGCGAGGGCGTCATGGGCTTTTTAAGCGGCATACTTGGGGCAGCAACAGGGTTTTTAACGGGTGGTCCGGCTGGTGCTGTGATTGGCGGGGTTGGTGGATTACTCAGCGATAAAGAGCAAAAAAAGCAGCAGCAAAAAGCGGACGGCTATAGCGACGCCTCGCTCGCCTTGCAAAAAGAGCAGATGGAGATTGCCAAAAAGAAACAGGAGGACTACGAGAAGATATACGGTCCGATTGAGAAAGGCTATCTATCACTGGTGACGCAGGGCGCAAAGCCTGATATAGAGGGCGTGACCACGAGAGCCATTGGCGATGTTAATACCCAGTTCGCCAATTCAGAAGCCGCACGACTCAGACAGATGCAGCGCACAGGCGTCAATCCCAATAGCGGACGTGCTGATTCATTAGGGCGTCAACTGTCTTTATCACGAGCACTTGCACTGGCAGGAACGGTTAATCAGACGCGCCAGCAAGAAATGGACCGAGCCGAGGATTTAACCTTTGCGCGCTATCAAGACGCAAATCAGACCGGTATCAACAAGCTAAACGGCGTGCAATCAAATATCAATAGCGCCTCAACCGCACTGTCTCAGACCTACGCCAATCGCGCCGATCAATCGCAAGCCAATGCCAATAATACAGCGAATAGCTGGGCTGACCTTGGCGGCACCGTTTTCAAAGCATGGGATCAATATAAAAATAAGCCAGCAAAGACCACCGTCGGCACCGGCGTTTGGATGTAATTAGGAGAATGGCATGAGTAGCTTAACCGGCATTGCGCAGTTTACCAATCGTTTCGCCCAAAACATCATGGGCTATGAAGAAGATAAGAAAAAAGAAGCAGAGCGTGTAGCGGACAAGCAGTACAACCGCAACCGCCAACAGCAGGCGGATTTACGCGCGCAGCAAAACCATGATGTGACGCTTGAAGGCAATCAGATAACGCTGAATCAGAATAAGATTAAGAACAAAGAATTTACCGACTCAGTAACCTATGAGGAAACGCGCAATCAACTGGCTTACTTAGATGGTATCGGTGCGGACGAGCAGCAAAAAATTGATGTATTGGCCAAAGCGGTCAACAGTAATAAAAAGCTACCGTACAAGATTGAGTTTGAGCGTGACGCAACAACAGGCAAGATTATTCAGCGTCAAGGTCCAGACGGCAAGCCGTTCTATTTTCAAACCATCATCGATAAAGAAACCGGTCAAGAGCTTGGGCGCAAGGGCACAACATTTGAAGAAGCGACTGGTAATTATAACAAGCTACAAAACGCAGGCGCGATTGAAGATGAAATTAAAGCAGCGGCAGCGGCGCGTGCGGCTAAAACCCAAGAGATAGAGGATAAGCTAACCTTGAAAAGAGGTGAGGCGATTATTGACGATGCTAAAGATGCGAACAAACAACAGCGCGAGCATATTTACAAAGTCGATGAGATGGGTATCAAACATGGCTATACCGTTGACGAGCTAGGCGTGAAGCATGGCTTTACGATTGATGAGCTAGGCGTCAGACACGCCAATGCCGTGGACTTGTCTAATGTTAATGCGCAGAACAACATAGGTATAAGAACAGCGCAATCTGACCTTGATGCAGGTGGTACGCCTATCGTTGGTGGTCCGGCATGGGGTAGTTTTGATGCGCTTATTGGTCCCGAGAGTAACGGGCAGCAGCTTAACTCACGAGGGCAGCCGCTAACATCAAGCGCTGGCGCGATTGGCATTGCTCAAGTCATGCCTGATACCGCTAAGTATGTGGCGAAAAAGAACGGTATTGCATGGGATGCCAACAAATATAAGACCGACCCAAACTACAACTACAATCTTGGCAAGCTCTACTACCAAGAGCAGTTGAACAAGTACGGTCATCCAGCATTGGCTTATGCCGCTTATAACGCTGGACCGGGCGCCGTGGATAAATGGATTAAGAAAAACCCAGCCATGAAAAACCCTGATGCTATGGGTATGCAGAATTTCATTAACGCTATTCCATTCAGTGAAACCAAAAACTATGTTGCTAAGATTCACAGGCAGTCAAGTAGCAATCAAGTACAGCGCTCAGTGCCAGCCATTCCTAAGTTACCAAAAGGCGCAAGTAAAACCAATCAGACGCCAGCACAAGCCGTCAGAACCACAAAAGACTATAACGCCACAGTTGATAAGGGCGTCAATATCGCGCTAAAAGACGTGAAGAATCTAGGTATCAAGCCGGATGCTGCCACCACTGCCACCTACGCACGTGCTGGCACGAAGCTAAAAAGCATGGGTACAGCCAAGAATGAGCAAGAGTTTTTAAACCTGTATCAAGAAGCGTTTGACTTAGTGATTAGCGCCGTACCAGAGCCAAGGGGTAAGAAGAAAGCGATGAGTAAGGCTGATAAGAACGCCCTAGGACATAAAGTATTACTTTCAATGGCAGGCGCGTCATCACTTGGTCAGCTCAAGCAAATGATCTACGACATCAATCCCAATGCAAAAGGTAGTGGTAACGCAAAGTCAGTAAGCGCTGGCGGGCTAACTTTAAATCTACCCGGTCAACAAGCCAGTCAGCCAGCCGCATCTAAGTCGACCCCGCAAACCAGCAAATTACAAGGCTTGTATGCACGCGGCTTGCCAGCACCCAAGACGGACCCAAAAGCCGCAGAGAATCTTAATTACTTAGAAAACCTAAACGACAATATGGACTGGTAGAAAAATTATGAGCTTAGACAAAACATTAGTAGGTATTGCCAAGTCTGCCGTTGATGCGCAGCGCAAATCACGCGATGGCCGTAACGTCGTATCAAAGGGCGTCGATGCTGTCACTAATAAAAGCTATGCCAATGAAGATAAAAAGGTAGCGGCCGCAGCCTTGCGTCAATGGGAGAATAGCACTTGGAAACCAAAGGTTGAGGCTAAGCTCAAGCAGGAGCTTAAAACCCGAGCGCCGCATTTAAAGCCGGGTAGTAAAGCCTATCAGCAAACCTATGACAGCCTGTTTAATAAAAACTATAAAGACTTGCAATCCGCTAAAGCTAAAGCGCAGCAGCAAATAGGTACGCTACGACAAAAAGGCCAGACACAACGCCAAGTTGATAATCGTTACACCCAGAAAGAATCTCTACGCAACAACACAGCTAAAGTACAATCAGCCGCAAGCGTTGGGCGTGATGTAGCTGAGGAAGCGGCTGGCGCGCTCGCTACTGGTGCATCAAGAGCATTGCGTTATCCATTACAGCTTGCCGCTGACGTAGGTGAAAATGACGACGGTGGAATCTTTGATCGCGGCGCTAAGGCGTTAGAGCGCCACGAGGATAACTTACAACAAGTCTATCCAGCCTATGTTGATACCCAGCAAAACGGATCGTTTACCGAAAAACTAACACTATCCGCTATCGAACAAATACCAAACCTTGCCTTAAGCTTTACGGGTGCCGGCGCCGCTGCAAAAGGTGCGCAGCTGGCAGGCGCAGGCGCGAAGATGACTGCCGCCACTGCCTACGGTACAGCAGCTGCAACCATGTACCCACAAGCTTATGGTGATGGTAGTGATAGCACCAAGCAAGAGTTAGAAAATGCCACGCCCGAGCAATTAGCCACAGCGGTACGCTCAAAAGATATCTACAAAGGCCACTTTGATAAAAACATCAAGGCTGGCATGAGTGAAGATGAGGCGTACCAAAAAGCACGCGACCAGACAATCAGTAGTATCGCTGAAGAATCAGGTGACGCCGTTGGCCTTGCGACACTCGCGCTTAGTATGCTTGCGCCGGGCGTCGGCTCATTCACTGCCAATCGTGCCGCTGGCGGGGCTGTGAGTAAGTGGGGGCAAAAGGTATTTAACACGTTGGCGGTCAAAGCTGATGCTGGCAAGGTGGCAAAAGTTGCGATACCCGCCGCCGTTGGTACGGGTATCGTTGGCTTAAACTTCGCAGAAGAAGCTTTGCAAGAAGGATTTACAGACAAGGTTGCACAGCAAGCCGCCGTTGATGTGGGCGTGAAAGATAAGATTGATACCGCGCAGACAAAAGAAGCCATGCTGATGGGCGGTATCTTGGGCGCCGCAATGGGCGGCGGCGTCTATGTTGGCACGCGCAACTCAAAACTACACCAAGCGCAAGATGATTTAAAGACCGCACAACAAGCCTATGCAGAAGTGGCTGGGCAAATACCGCAGCTACAGCAGCAGATTGAAGAAGTATCGCCGCGCTCACCAGAAGGTCAGGCGCTAACGGCGCGTGTGGAAGAAACTCGCGCCGCACTTGATGCTATGGCAGCAGAGGCAGAAAAGGCAGGTATTCCTCGCACCTCGCTGGCACGTCGTGCGCCGCGCATTGACCCAACCAATAGCGCAGCCAGTGACTTTGACGGTCAAGTCGAGGGCGCCACAGAGCTAAGCGAACAAGATTTTGAGAACGCATTAAACCCAGACGGCACGCCAGCGGCGCAAGCGCCAGTCGTCCAGCCAATGAGTGAAGCAGAGCTTGACGCACAAGACGCGCAGCTCGCAGAGCTTATAGCAGAGCAAGCAGCACTTGATGAAGCGATTGAAGACGGTAGTAATGAGAAACCGCTAGAAGAATCGATTGCCGCCGCACAAAGTTGGTACGACAATAAACGCGGTGAAGGTAAGCAAGGGCTGGCAGGTGTGGTCAGTCGCGCCGCTGCTACTGAGCAGGACGCAGCGTTCGACCAGCAGCAGGAAAGTATCAAAGGTGCTACCGCAAGTATTAATGATTACATCGCTAGTGAGCGTGCAAAACAGCAGCAATTAGACGCTGAAATTGAGCAAGACGCACTGGCCGCTAAGACTGAGCGCGAGAAAAAAGAAGTCGAGCAGCGAGCACGCCAGCGCGAGATTGACCGAGCGCAAGAAGATGAGTTGCTTGCTAAGCGTGAGCAGCTTGCGCAGCCTTATGAGAATGAATCGTTTGATACAACCGTCATCGGTGCCGATGGCGCACCGTTTAACTTGGCACGCTTTTGGGATAGCAATATGCCAGCCGCAGCCAAGGCGAAAGCAATCGCGGATGCGTTTGGCGGGCAAGTAGATCAGAACGTCGCTAAGGCTGATTGGCAGTCTATGCCAGAGGGCGTGCAAAAAGAGTTGCACCAGTGGTTCACTGAGCGCTTAGATGGCGTTCGCCAAAGTCGTGAAGGTACAACTGAGCAGACATCCGAGCAAGTTGCTGCGCCAGCAGTTGAGCAGCCGCAAGAAGTAGCGCCTACTGTTAACGGTTTAACCATGCCAGTGCAGCAACCAGTAGTAGAGCAAGCGCCTATTGCGCCAGTTGAAGAACAAACACCTATAGCACCAGTTGAAGTGGAACAGGTGGCAGAAATTGATAGCACGCCAGCAGCTACCCAGCTAACTGATGAAAACCCAGTTATTAATATTCCAGCGCCGGGTACAACCAAAGCCACAGATGTGCCAGCACCTACCGTAGTCGCAACCGAGCAAGCAGACAAACAGCAAGTTTATAAAAGCCAGCCAGCCGCACGCGCTGCTATTAAAAAGCAAAAGCTTGATCCGAAGATGGTTGATGTCATGCCTACTGATGGTGGCTTTGAGATTGTGCCAAAGCCAGAGCCTAAGCCAAGCTATGAACAAGCACAAGAGCAGGCAGCAAACGAGCTAGGCTTGTCGCTTGATGAAAATGGTGAGTATGGCGGAACGGATGCAGAGTTTGAAACATTCGCTAAGCGCGTTGATGAAATACAAGGACGCTCGCTGAGCAACAGCAAACCCACACCAAAGCAAAATACCGTAGTGCCAACCGATGATGTGACTATCGGTAAGGACGGCCTTGCTAAATGGTTCGGCAGTAATGATAAAGCGCAAGCGTTCATTGATAAGAAAGGTATTAGCGATACGCATGAAGTCGTGAGCGCTGGCAAGTCTCGCTTTGAGATTCAGCCGAAAGCGCAAACCACAGGAGCTACCAACCAAACCTCAACACCTACTGATGTAATAAGTGAAAATGGAAGCTCCGTTACTCAGGACCTAACCGCAACAGGCAAGGCACCGTTACAGCAAGACACCGCAGCGCCTAAAAAAGCACCAAAAGAACTATCAGATAGAGCGATGGTTCGTGAAATGCAGAAACCTACTACCAACAATGGCGAGGTTGACTATAAATCAAAACTAAACCTGTCAGAAGATCAGAGTCTTGGTCGCTTGATTATGTCTAGTGGCAGGGTTTTTGATGATGCCGTAGTAAAAAGTATGGATGATAAAAGCGTCACACTAGAGGCGACAGTTAATGGTAAGCGCGGATTGCATAAAGGCATGAGCTACCAAACCGTAGATGCAGGTATTAGTAATACAAAAAGCTATGCTAAGCAGCAAGCGGCTAGACAAGAGGTAAACAACAATGACAATTCAAGTCCCAATGCAAGTGAAGCAAATGAGACAGCAGATAATGCTGGCGCGTCAAGAGCAGAAGAAAGAGTCAGTGATAGAAATGCGCCAAAAAATTCTGTGGCGAGACAGACACAGGCGAGAGCTGGACTTGATGCGCCATCCGTGGATCAAGAAGTAAGTCCACCAAAAACCTACGCGCAAGTTCAAACCGAAGTCGCTAACGAGATGGGCATCACCACCAATGAAGATGGTAAATACGATATCACCGACGCCCAGTTTGATAAGATGGAAGGTCGCGTTCGTGAGCGTATGGAGGCGCAGAAAAACCAAGCCCAACCTCAAGCACCAGTAACGAAACCGGAAACGGTCGCCGCTAGCCCAGCAAAACCGCCTCAGTCTCCTGTAGCAAAAGCGGAAACGGCACCGGAAACCAAAAATGCTGTTGCTAAAACCGAGCCTAATCCAGTCGAAAAACCAGAACCTAGAAAGGCAGACAAGCCAACTGAACCAGTCGTAGAGATTGAAGATTTTGGCGAGAAGATAACCGGTGCGCGTAAAGATATGGATTCGTTCTACCAAAGAGAAATCACTGATGATGAGATATCTAACCAACCATTAAGTAAAATATGGCCTAAGAAAGATATTGAGGTAATCGAAGATAAGCAGACGGCAGCACTTGCAACCGTACTACGTGGCACAATACCGAGTAAGCCACGCAAGGGCTACAAGCTCAACAACTGGGTAGCGCAAGTCAAAAATGCACGCGGTATTATGCAGCAGATAATGGGTGACGATACATTGGTTGGACAGTTCATCGACAAGATGACTCAGGTTAAAGGATTGCAGACTACTAGTTATCACGCTCAATTGCTAAACCATATCGATAGAGACAGTTGGTCGAGAGTAACAGCCGTAGATCATCGCCCATACTATACGATAAAAAATGATGACGGTTCACTATCACAAGATATGAATTTTGATGTCACTATCGATAAGCGCCGTCACGTTATCCCTACTGAAAACAAACAAATATCAGAGGTGGTGGATAAAGTAAACGAGCTGTTATCAGGTGAGGTAAAAGCACCGACATTAAAATTTGATTTATATAGCCGTGGCCGTGGCGATACTAAGTCATGGTTTATCACACAGACCAGTGACAAAGATAAGACGCCGTTAATTACCTTTAACGACAGAGATTCTGCCAGAGCCTTTTTGAAAGAAAATAATAACGAGCTGTCTGAGTTATGGGAGCAGCACAAAGAAAAAGTCAACGTCAAAAAAACTGATACTCGTTCAAGGCAAAACCGTGAGCGCATTGGTCCCGACCATCGAAGTGGTCAAGATGTAACGACCGAGCAGTTCATGAAGGCTTTCGGCTTACGCGGTGGTCAGTTTGGTAATTGGGTTAAGCAAGGCGCAAATAGTAAAGACCGTCAAGGTATGCTTAATGATGCTTATGACGCCTTCATGGACTTGGCTGGCGTGCTAGGTATTCCATCTGAAGCTATCGGACTAGGCGGTAAGCTTGGTATGTCTTTTGGTGCGCGTGGCAAGGGCAGTGCTATGGCGCACTATGAACCATCGCAAGTGGTGATTAACCTAACCAAAACCAAAGGCGCTGGCACGTTGGCGCATGAATGGTTTCATGCACTCGATCATCACTTCACATCATTCCGTGATTCGCCAGCGAGAAACAAGTCGCGAGAAGATACTTATATCACCTATAAGCCTGAACCTTCTATGATGTACACACCTCAAAAAGGTAGAGGTTATTTAATTAGCAAACCAGCGCTTGAGAAGCGCAGAGCTAATAGCAATGACCCAATGTACGCCGCTGAAAATTGGGCGCCTGATCCAAACCACCCTGCAGGTGTGCGTCCAAAAGTTGAAGAGGCTTTTGCTGACTTAGTGAATGCACTCAATGATTCGCCAATGAAAGATCGTGCCACTACTATCGATAAAGGTGCAACCGATGGTTATTGGTCACGTATCATCGAGCGTGCAGCACGAGCTTTTGAAAGCTACGTTATCAACAAGCTGGACAAACAAGGCGTACGCAGCGACTTCTTAGCCAATATTACGCCTGAAAACGCATTCCCTCGCAACATGGATAGATACCCATACTTATTGGAAAGCGAGATGGCGCCAGTAGCAGAGGCGTTTGATAATCTGTTTGCTACCATTGACAGCAAAGCTTCAAAAGACGGTAACGGCAAAATATTATTTAGTCGCGTGGGACAGATGAAGCAAGCATCTGAAAGTATAAAAACTAATCCCACCAAAGGATTGACTGGCACAACGAGCCAGCAAATTATTGGTGCACTACAAAAGCATTTCGGTAAAGATGCAGTCGCTCAGCTTATGAAGTCTGGCAAGCTACGAGTTCGAACACTAAGTGATTTTGTTAGTAGCGACGGCCGCTTGCTTATCCCAAGAGATGCAGAAGGCTTTTATCATAGAGAAAAAGTTGTATTAATCGCTGATAATCTCACAACCGATACGGCAGTTGCAACTCTACTTCATGAGCTTGGCGGCCATGCTGGCATTCAATCAATGCTTGAGACGCAAACTTACATGAGCTTAATGGAAAATTTCTATTCCCTAGTAAGGTCCGGCAACAAGTATGCAGTAAGAGCCAAGGAACGCGCCGAGGCAAGTACTTACAGTGATAGCGAAGCGCGAGACGAATATATCCCATATCTAATCACTGAGTACGCGCAGGCAACAGAGCGTGGCGGTCCGCTTGCAGTCATTAAACGCTTTGTTAATCGCGTTATGGCTGGCGTGCGTGCATGGGTGAGCGCAAACACTGGCGTTCAATTAAAGATTACACCGAATGATATTACCCAGCTTGCTGAACGCATGGTTAAGCGCTTGGCAGAACAGAGTGCAATTGATATGACTGTCGCTGATGTTGAGAATATACCAGCCGGACAAATGCAATTTAGTCAAGAGAGCGTGCAACAGGCAAACACGCCAGCATTTAGAGAGTGGTTTGACGCTAATAACCCTGATATCCATTTTAGCCGTCGCTATTCAAGCCTTGGTACTGACGGCAAGCCAGTCACTGCTAAAGAAAAAGCGCGAGACAAAGTAGCGCTTGCACAAGCGACTACCATGTCGTCTAAGTTTGGTATTAATTTACTACTCAGACGCCACTTAGCGACGCCGCAGCATGTTGCGCTTCTTAATCCAGTATTTAAAATATTTACAGACAACGTGCAAGCGCGCATCGCTTATGAGAATAACGAGGCAGGGTTGGTGCAAACATACCTACCTGAGATATGGGACACGCGCCTAGTCGTTGGTAAGAAAAAAGAAGCGATGGAGCGTGTTTCAAAAGCAATTTTTGACGGCACCATGGCAGACAAGGTGTGGGATGATAACGAGCTGCAAACGATGTTTGATTTAACTGATAAGGATATTAATTTTTACCGCAGAGCGCGTCAGGCAATTGATGGCTCGGTATTAAATATGACGGTCGATACGCTGTCTGCATTAGCTAAAGGTACAAAACTAGTCAGCCTTCCTACTGTGCAAAGGTTAAAGTTGGCAGGGCTGCCACCTATTGGCCATAATCTTATGCTTCAGCAGCACATGACGGATGAGCTTGAGAAGCTAGCCAAGGGCGGGTTAATTACACCAAAAGCTGAAGCACGTATGCAGAAGCAGTTGGATGCCGTGTTTGATGTGATGAATGCGGTCGCTGGCAAGTATGACAAGCTGGTTGAAGATGGTTATGCACCGCTGATGCGTTTTGGCCACTATGCGGTAGAGGTGCGCGATAAAGTATCGAATGACTTAGACTTGTTCGAGTTATACGAAACCAAAGGTCAGCAGCGTAAGGCTATCAAAGAGTTAAAAGAGCGCTACGATGAGAGCCAGTTTACCATCGGCACTGGCACGCTGAATCCAGAAGGATTTAAGCAGTTTAAGGATAAAGGCTTATCTCCTGAAACGGTGCAGCTATTTGCCGCTGAACTTGGCTTAGATGATGATGGCGCTTATCAAGCGTACTTAAAGATTGCGGTCAGTGATCGTAGTGCACTAAAACGCCTGATTCATCGTAAGAAAGTTCCTGGTTATAGTGAGGATATGCCACGCGTACTGTCATCATTCGTGATGAGTAATGCCCGCTACAGTGGGCGCAGCCTATACAACAATGAGATTGAACGCTCAATACAAAACATTGAGGACGGCAATTTGCAGAATGAGGCGCAGAAAGTCTTTGAGAATATGGAAAACCCGCAAGAGGAGTTCGCTCAGCAAAGAAGTCTTATGTTTCATTACTTTATGGGCTTCTCACCAGCGTTTTTATTCTTAAACTTAACGCAGCCATTTACCCAGACCATACCCAAACTGACTGCTTATGTAGGCGCTGGCAAGGGCCATGCTTATATGGCGCAAGCACTTGGTATCGTTAGTAAAAATATGGGCGCGTCTGCCATTAATATGGGTAAAAAAGCGACCGGACTGCCAACACCAAATTGGAAAGGTTTTGAAGATAGCCTGCCAGCGTGGGTAAAAAAAGAAGATTACTTACGCATGGCGCGAGAAGGGCATCTTGATCCGCAAAATATCTACATGATTAAAGGGCTTGAACGAGGTAAAGGCGGGGTGGCGAGTGGCGTGTGGGGTAATATTGAAGCCGCCGCTGGCTGGCCTGCCGAAGTATCGGAATCGATCAACCGCCGTAGCACTATGATTGCCGCTTTTAGGGTAGCGAAAGATATGGGCGCCGCTAAATTAAAAGCAAAGGGGTTTGATAGCGACTACGACTTTGCGGTATCAATCATCCAGCAGACGCAGGGCATCTATAACAAAGCGAACCGTTCAGGGCTGGCACGCGGTAACGGTAAGCTCGGTCAGTATGGACCGTTAATCCTAGTATTTAAACAATTCACAATTAATTATACTGAGCAGATGATACGCCACGGCCGAGACAAGGAGGTTAAGTCGTTAGCGGTCGCTATGATGTGGCAGTTTGCTTTAGCTGGTATGTTGGGGTTGCCTTTTGCGGATGACTTACGCGATATCTTTGAAGGTATCGCTTATCGCGTGTTTGGTAAAGCATTTAACGTGCCTGATTATTTAGAAGGGTTGTTGGGTAAGAGTAATGCAGATGCACTGATGTATGGGATTGCCAGCGAGAAAGGCCGGATTGATATCTTTGGGCGGTCAAGTCTGGGTAATGTTATTCCCGGTACCGATGTGATTAGACCAGGACCAACGGACTGGGCTGAAATACTAGGGGCGTCGTCAGGATTTTACGAGAGTTTCTTTTCAGCCGCGTCAATGGCCGCCGATGGGAAGTATAAAGACGCACTTATCACGGCGTCACCTCGTTATATTCGTGATGCGGCGTCAGGTGCCGAGATTGCATTGACTGGATCATACCGCAATACCAAAGGCGATAAGATCATGGACCTGGATAAAACCGATGCTGTGATTAAGTCGATGGCCTTTAATCCGTCGAACAACGCAAGACCAGGGCGTGACCGTAGCAATGCTTATCAGATGAAAAACATGCTGAAGGCTAAGACGGATTACTTTAGCAAGCATTTGGCAGAGGCTATCTACCAAGAAAACGATGAGCGAGTCGATGAGTTGTATAATGAAATGGACGCATGGAACGAGCGTAACGCTGAGCACTTTAATGTTGATATCGATAAGATTGAAAAGTCAGCAGAGAAGCGCGTCGAGCGTAAAGACTTTGGCAGTGCTGAGCGCCAGAATATACAGGATAGCTTAGCATTAAGACAGGAGGAATTGGCTGGCACGTAACAGTGCAAACCTATTCAAACGGCCGGTTTATTTATATTGTTAAACAGCATTGGTTTGGTTATAGTGAACGAATCAACTAATGCGGAGACAAGGCAATGAATAAACTGGCTATTTTATTATTGAGTGGATTGTTTGTTAGCGGGGCTAATGCCTCGTGTTTTGGGTCAGATAGCAGCTACACTTGTAGCGACCCTCAATCTGGCAACACCTACAATGTAACGAAGTTTGGTGGCTCAACCAACATGACTGGCACTAACTCTCGTACTGGAAGCAGCTGGAGTCAGAACTCAACCACGTACGGGGGCATTACCCAGCAAAACGGTAGAAGTTCAGATGGCAGCTCGTGGAGACAGACTATTCAGAAAAACAGTTTAACAGGAGGCACTACTTATTCTGGTACTGACTCGAAAGGGAATTACTACAATAAAACTTGTACGCAGTTTGGTTGTTATTAATGTAGCTACACCTAGCTAGGTTTAGCTGCTATACTAGCCACACAAAACAAAATGACCTCCAATTGTTGTGTTTTAGCCCATCTATTAATTTAGGTGGGCTTTTTATTTGCCAAAAATCAGACATGAAAAAGCCGCTACCAGTTATCTTGTAGCGGCTTTTTCTATGCGTCTCGTGCGTTATTCGATTAACTCACATGGTGGAATGTAACCTTAAGATGAGCCATGCGTTAATTGCCATTGTTTTTTCTATGCAGTACACCGATGGCTGATACTGTCTACTTCTCTGCAATACAGACCTAGTAGCTAGGCTTTACTGTCACTGGCATTATCATTATAAGTAATGAATATTACGATTAGGTTACAGTAAGCTCAACTTTAATTCAATGAGCATCTTTAAATGAACGCAAAACCTAGACGTAAAAAAGCCGTTGATAGTCGAGATATCAACGGCTTTTTGCCTCACAATAGCTTAGCAAATCTTTACGGGTATCAATCGGATGACTCATGCGATGAGAATAGATAATAAGGAGTCGCACATTATCTGCCAGTGTTTTTGCATGTCGTAGCACCGCTGGTCTGACTACGTTCGCTCTATCTGGAAACCCAGCCCTAGCGACTAGGGATTACTGCCTCAATCAACTACAAGGAATGGTAATATTATAACATAACAATTTACTTTAAAAGTTTTAATTCTTCTAAATAATCAGCCCACGCCTGCATCATGACACGCCGTTCATCTAAAAATACGGTACGGTTATAGGCACGCCCGTGCATATCTCGCACTCTATGAGCGAGTTGTTGCTCGACAAGTGATTCATCAAAACCAAGCTTCTCAACAATCAAAGTTCTAGCAGTCGCCCTAAAGCCGTGAATGGTTTGTTTAGAGCCGCTGTAACCAAGTCTTTTTAGCGCTTGATTCATGGTATTCTCAGACATGGGTTTTACAGTAGTATGCACGGCTGGGAATAAATACTTGCTACGAGCGTGCAATGAGAGTTCGCGGATTAATTCAATAGCTTGTGTTGGTAGCGGCACGATTAGCGATAAGCCAGTGCGTCTCTGCGTCTTACGAGGTGTGAATGTCCAAGTACCAGCATCGAGATCGAAGTCATCCCAGAGAGCATAACGCAACTCGCCAGCACGTACAAACAGCATGGGCATTAGCTTAATGGCAATCCTAACCTCAAAAGAGCCTTGGTAGTCATCAATATCACTTAGCAAGCGCCCAAGCTCATCTGTATTGAGTATAGTAGCATGATGTTCGACTACTGGCGTCTTTAATGCACCAAGTAAGTCTTGCGTGATATCACGTTCGCAGCGACCAGTTTGCACCCCGTACCTAAAAACCTGCCCAGCCATTGTCCGCATCTTTACCGCAGTCTCAAGATAGCCTTGCGCTTCCGCCGACCGGCACGCCTCCAAAACATCTATTGGCTTAATATCGGTAATAGGCATATCACCAATGTATTTATTGAGCCGTTTAAGCTGTCTTAGGTTATTGGTAGCGGTGGATGGGGCTATGTGCGTCTTGCGGCTCATGTAGTCCTCAGCAACCGCAGCAAACGTGTTATTGGATTGTAGCAAGGCTTCGCGTTCATCTGCTTTACGCTTGTCGGTAGGGTCGACACCCATTGCAAGGTTGGATTTTACCTCAGATCGAAACGTGCGAGCTTGCGCTAAACTTACTTCAGGATAAGTGCCAATGGTGAGTGTTGCACGCTTTTTGGTAATGGGTTTAGCGTAGTCGATACGCCATGACTTAACACCAGTGGTGCTAACATAAAGGTACAAGCCAGCGCCATCTGTCAGCTTGTAGGCTTTATTTAAAGCCTTGGCTTGCTTGATTTGAGTGTCAGTAAGAGGTTTGGTGACCTTGGGCAT